GTCACCCCAATAGTTTGTGCATTGATCTGTGCAATTTGAGCTGTTACTTCTGTACGTTGAAGAGCTGCCGTTAGCATGGCATCTTGGATCTGAAGTTTCTGCTGAACAACCAACTCACGTTGAGCCGTAGACAATGCGATCTGCTCGGCTAAAAGATCTGCTTCTAACCCAGCCTTATGTTGAGCCAAGGCAAAGCTGGCTGAAACTTGAAGCACCTGTGTGAGGGCTCCAAGGTAGACGGTTGCATACTCTGGGCCTTTGATACGATTCTTACTAAACTCTGCCTCGAGGTGTGCTTTGTTTGCACGCATCAATACATCAAACACCCCTGACCCTTCAAGGGTGGCATCAGTCAGAGCAGAAGTAAGAATTGCACTCATTGGATTGTTTCCTTAGTCGATTGCGTTAGCAAGAGCCTGACGTTGAGCCAACTCCTTTAACTCTTCAATAGTCAAGGCTGGAAGAATCTCGATAGCAAACTCACGGATCAACTTACCCTTGCGTGTGGTGTTGCCTTTGCTGTCCCGTGAAGACACAAAGATCTGACACTTACGTTCTGCCAATTGATCGTAGATGATCCGAGGAACGTGCCAACCATCTTCCGCAGCAAAGGGGACATACTTGGCAAAGGTTCCCACCAAGGAATTCCCTGTGGTGATGATCTCTCCTGCCCAGTCTTTCTTGTTTGGGTTCATGCATGACAAACGAATACGCACAAGCTCTGAGGCTTCCTTACGCTTGCGTCCCCTAAACTCATCAGCTGACTCAACGTGGGGTAGGCCTTCAGAGGTGGGTACCGCCACGGCTACAGCCTTGGGAGGGGTATCCGATAAAGCTTCTTGTACTTTGGTTCGTAGCTTTTCCAGACCAATGGACGGATGATATGAAAGACCCATCAAATCTGCACGGTCTTTAAGAGCCGAGAGTTCGTCTTGGATGACTTCCTGATCGTCGTGTTCTGACATGGTATCTCCGAGAGATTAAAAAAGAGGGAGAGGGTTTCCCCCCTCCCGTTCAAACACCCTGCTTACAGACGGGCAACAGTCTTGATCAAGCCAATACGTTCTGGACGCAGAACCATGAAGCCGTAGTACCACTTGATACTCATAAAGCCAGTCTCACCATATGGATCCAGACGATCTGCAGTCTCGACACCAGGCTTCTTGTGTGTGACCACAAACTTCACAGTCTTACCGTCAGTTTGGAAACCGATGGTGGTGAATGATGCATCACCCACACACAACATTGGAAACACATCGAAGAAAGCACCGTCACTGTAGTTGGCAGTATTGCTACCGACTGCAGCACCCGCACCTGCCCACTTCTGCATCTCAGGAACGATCACCACACGGAACTGATCGATTGCACCAACTTCACCTGTAGAGGTAATGCCACCTGCTGAATACTTCTCAACAGAGACAAAGGCTGGATTGTCGTGCAGATCCTTCATGGCCTTCAAGGTAGGCAAGAGCTCTGAGCCACAGTACAGAATACGTGCGGCTGGCAAGGTCTTGGTGTCCACCATGCGTGTACCTGTGATTAAGGTAGTTTGCTTAGGCGTACGGTTGTTGTCCAAAGTGATCGAGAGGTGCAGCAAGTCACTGTAAGTCACAAGCGATGTCGCATCGATAGTGGCGTTCGTGGTTGCTGAACCAGCGTACTTAATGACACCAGCACTGTTGATCAAATCGATCTGCAGTGAATCCTCTGTCATTTCAGCAGCACCGTAAAGCATCTCACGGTTGATGTGCTGAGCAAGTTCGGCATCAGTGTCAAAGTCCATCGACTCTTGGGTGTACTCATCGAAGAAACCAAACTTCTCGATTGAGCCTTCGAGTTCGATACGCTTGAAACCAACCCTGTTAACTCGTCCACCAGTTTCCGAGAGCACAGGCAACTTGCCTGAGATCGTACCGATGTCTTTGGATGAGCCATACAAGTAGCCAGAACCTTGAGCACTCTGTGTGCCGGGGATCGCAGCCACAACAGCTGCAGCTAATGCGCTTGTGGTGTAACCCAGAGCGACTTTGGTGAATGTCACTGTCCAAGGTGTAACTGAACCAGACTTGGTTGCTACACCTGCGGTCACTGCATTCACAGCAGCAGCGGCTGCAGTAGCATTAGCTTCCACAGCAAAGGTCTGAACCAAGCGACTCAAAGTGACTTCAAACTTTGACATATCGATGACTACACCAGCCGCATCCAGACCTTGATCGTTGATGTTGCGATCATCAAGCATTGGAAGGTAGTGGTACCGTTTGATCTTTTTGCCCATATTCTTAGGCATCGAGGTCACATCAGCCAATTGACTGAAGAACTGGAGTTTCTTGAGTTCAACCAGAGCTTGTTTCTGATAGAACTGGGTAAGGAGCTGTGAACCAACAGTAGAGGCTGTGCCGCCTGCTGGGTCGTTATATTGTTGTGCTGACATGGTAAACACCTTTTAAATTAGAGGAACTTGTCAATACCCTGTTTGCTGAACTCTTCATCTGACATCGCAAGGGGGTTAAATTCCTTGGCTTCAGACTTAGCAGCAGCAGGTTTAGTGGAGCTTGCAGCCCGCTTTTTGTCCCGCAATTCAACGCTATCGACCTTTGGTTTTGGTGGTGTCACAATCGTCCCCTTTGGTGTTTGTTTCCCTTGGGATAATCCCAAGTGGTCAAACCCACCTCTGGCTTGAATCGCATCGCCAACTTTCCGATAAGCTTCAATATCCGTTAAACCATCCAAGCGTCCAAACGTGCGATCTTGATCTACCTGTGTTGAGATGATGTCGTAGACGCCACTTGTGATGTGTCCGTTAATCACCTTCAACAGTTGTGGCGCATCTGCGATCACCTGTCTGCTTGCACCGTCCCACTTATTGCCAACGACCTCGAGTGTTCGGGTATACGCAGGGGTATCTTTAAGATCCCCTAGAACCGTATCCAACTCCATCTCACGTTCATCAACCGTGTAAGTTTTCGGCTTGTACTCGCTTGCCTTCTCAGCGTCAAAATCCATTGGATCTAAACCGCTGTCTTTCACTAACTTATTGATTGCTTCAGGATTCTTTTTATCCAAGTCAATCAAGTAACTTAATTTCGATTCGTCTAACAACTCATGCTTCTCGAGCATCTTCAACAATTTAAGATTCGGTTTTAAAGCCGCCATCTTCTTGTTGTAGTTAGCCCCCATCTGCATGAGCGAGATCGCATCCTCTGCGCTCTTCACACTAATATCTTTACCGTTCGCTTTGAAGGGTGCAAACACCTTCTCGTATTCGGTCTTGTAATCCACCTCAGACCGATCTTCAGGCCCGTCATCTTTCTCTGTTACATCGACATCTGCTCGAGCCTCAGGCTTCTCAGCATCGTCAGACTCTTCGCCTTCGTCCTCGTCAGCAGCATCGGCTGCGCCTTCTGCAGCCTCGTCCTCGGCATCCTCAGTGGCATCTTCTGCAGATGCATCTTCTGTGGGTTCTACGGGTTCTGCTACATCGTCATTGGCGGGCTCTTTGGCCTCACCACTAAAATCTTCCATACTCGGAGGAGGTAAGTTCAACATCTCCTCATCTGACATCTCTAAGTAAGACTTTGCTTCGTCTTTGTCTTTGATTACTTCACTCATTATTCAAGTCCCTCTGCAATAATTTCATCACGGGTTTCTTCATTATTAATTATGGACGTTGCCGCTAATAATGATTGGTGACGAATTTCCTCGAAGTACTCATTCAATGAACCAATTGAATCAATCTGTTTAATAATCACACTTTGTAGTGCATCAGTCTGCATATTCGCTTGAGCTTTTAATAACACTAGCTGGATAGCAGCAGTCTCTAAGTACCCAACAGTAATCAGTTTCTTAAAGTCCTGATTAGTCATTAAGCGTTCTAAAGCCCTACCCTTATCCACCATTATCTTGGCTTCTTTAATACTCGATTCAATTTCTTGTATCGTTTCAAGCGACATGAAAGCCTTTATATGTACACATTAACTAAATTAATAAACAGCTTATTTATACACATAATACATTATATTAATTAATAAATAATAATTAATAGATATTAACTATCTTGGATTATCTATTCTTTAAGTAATCCGCCAGTACATCATTAACTTTATCTTCCTGTTTCATCTGGTGATCCATCATCTTTAACTGGCCTTGTGATCGAGCCTGTTCCCCATGAAGCTGCATCTCTCGCTCTTGGGTAACGCCCTTCTCTTGCTCGACAAACTCAAGGTTCTTCAGATCAGTATCCGATTGAATGTGCCCTTGCTTAACACCCTCTGTCCCAGCTTTAGATTGATCAAGCTGTGCATTAGCCATATTCATCTGAGCCTTAGACTGTTCAGTAGCAATCTGGGCTTGGAGTAATTGCATCTGCAATTGCTTCATTTGCTCAACCATTGGATCGGGTTGGGGCTGATACTTCTCAATCTTCTGAGCCAGATCAGGCATCTTACGAAGCTTGGCGATGTCACTTAGGATCATCTTGGAGAGGTCTGGATCCATGTTGTTACCCATGGTTTGCAACATGAAAGCCAGTTGCTCAGCCTTGTTGTTGTCTTCCTCGGCTGTGCTGATCGACAGGGTTAAATCAAAATTACCTGGGAGGTCATCCTTACGGATCTTCACAAACTCTTCGTTTGTGACCCGTACCGTCTCTTCCTCGGACAGGAACTCAGCATTCATGCTGATGATCTTTCGTCCTACCTGAACCATTCCCTGAGCCAGTCTGCGAAGGATTCCTAGTTCCCTCTTGGAGGCTGCATCTAAGGCTCCCCGTACGCCTACGGAAACATCCCCAAGGGTTGCACCGGATACGCCTTGTGAGTAGCTTTTGACTCCTGTGATCGACTCAGCTTCCATGTTCTGGAGCTGCAGCATGAACTGTGCAGACTGAGGGATCTCGGGATATACGTGCATATACATCCCTTGCCTTGGATCGATGTTCACGTTGAACTCGTAATCCAAGCCCTTATCGAACTTGCGTCGATTGGTGGGATCTAGCGCATCTTTGCGAATACCCGACTGACCGTTGGCTGATTTACCCATGAGATCAATCATGCCTCGGGTCACAGCCCCCGCAATCTTCTGGTTATCTTCTAGCAGCGCACCATCGGGCTCACCGTACACACCTCGTCGTACTGGCAGGTACTGAACCACGACAAATGGGATCTGCTTATCTGGATATGGATTCTCTTCTAACCGGATTAGGATGTTACCAACCCAAGCGGCTACAAAGGGTTTAACGATTCCTGTGCCATCGATGTCCCAATAACCCCAGTACTCATAGACCACGAACTTCTTGCGAGGCTCGTCACTGAAGTTAAAGGTCTGCGTACCTGTGGCTGTGGCATGGTCTGGCTCACCTAAGATGGTGGCATTGGTCACATTAATGTTACCGAGATTCTTGTACTTTCCGTCCTTCTTCAATTCAGTCAGATTGGATTCAAAGCTATAGATCACAAACCCAGCACGCTCGATATTGCCCATACAAGTCGGGTCAATGTAGACGTTGCGATAATCACATACCTCGAGCGTAGGTTGGTTCTTAACCGTTCTTACCCGCGTCTCTTCTTTGTAGCCTGTGACGATGGCCTCAATGGGCTGGCCTTGCTGCATGGTTAACTCATGCGCTTGTTTAATCTCGTCTGGAACATCTGTGTCGTACTGGCTTGGCGACTCAGTTTGAAGCTGCATCAGATATTGATGGAGTTCTGCTACCTCAGGGTTAACCCTAAACTCCACCACAGGAACTTGTTCCTGATAATCCTCTTCCTCAAACCTCCAACCCACTCGAACAATGATGGTGCCTTCGTCTACGCCTGTGCGTACGTACTCATCAATGAATCGGGTCTTATCAATCTGGGTATTAAATTGGTGAGCCAAGACTAATTGGTTCTGGTATGCCGCCTTCTTATCTTCCCAAGTAATTGGGTTGACATTAAAGACATCCTCGGTAGATAGGAAGGGTTCAGATAATGCAGCGTAACGCCACTCTGCTTGCTTACGGATTAACTTGGGCACCATCTTGGAGTTACCATCCGAGCCCTTAATCTTGGCTGTTCCGGTGACATTTAGATTATCTAACCAGATCGCTACCTTAGTAACTTGGGCGCTATGGGATGCCTTTGAATCTTCCAGATCTTGCTTTAAGTCACGGATATTGGGCGCATTCTTCCATTTAGTTAATGGAGCATTCTCTACGTCCGTATTAACCCCTTGACCTTTCATATTCATATCTTTCCCAGTATGTATATATAATGCCCATGTTAATACCTATTCTAATATATTATTACTAATAATATTAAATGACTTGATTATCTCCCTCGTTAATTGTTAATACCTAGGAATTAATAATGAGCAATTCTGACCCCTCAGAGATATCTCCATATAAGCAAAGACTGTTAATTGAACGGGAAGATTTAAATAACAAACTATTTAAACTCTTGAACTTTACTCGCCGCCCTAACTTCTTGGCTGTCCCCCATACTGAGCGTGAATTATTAATCTCTCAATCCCGAGCCATGACCGCTTACCTCGATAAACTGGATAAACGTATTGATTTAATTTATCCCTACGATTCCAGCAGATAAAACAAAGCCCCAGTTAAGGGGCTTGTTCTTATGTGCGCTACCGAACATTGAAAGTTGTTTACACCCAACCGTTTCGTCTAAGGTTCGTACTCTGGCTTCCCTGATCGACCCTCAGGTTCGCTAACTCAATAGCCTGACACGCTTGCTCGTACTTGGCTGCGTAGTTATTCCCCATGTTCATCTCCCCTTGGCCTGAGCCAATGGGATTCATAATCCTCGAGGCAATGAAGTACAACAAGGGTTCCAGATAACTGTCTGGCAACTCGACTTCTTGATCGTCCGGTGAATCGATATCATCATCGGATGTCAGGATGTGGTGGTTCGCTCTGTAGATCACCGTCATGGATTCTGTACGCAGCCATGCGGGTAAGTCCTTGGAGCCTGTCACCAAGTCTTTATGGATCCTTAGAGTATTAAAGGTTGGGGTGAATACCGAATACTTCTCGCTTTCATTATTAAGCTCAAACTCCCAATCCAAATTAGAGATCACACGCTCCACTTTCAGGATGTCATCCCTGAAGGGATCAAGGGTTGTATCCTGAATGGTACGCACAGGGACAAAGGAAGCCAATCCATTCACAGCATAGCTACTCTTCAAGGGATAACTAATCACCCCCTGTGTGAGCTTTAAGATCAGGCGATTCTCTTTGATCTGAAACCGTTTATGCAAGGCTGTCAGCCCCAAGTTCACATGGGACACCAACTGCAGGTAGCCAGACTTATTCACCTCCCCTGCGGCTGCACCTCCCAGACTAATCTGTGAGAGTTCACCGTGCGTAAGTTGGGCAAAGATTTCTGCAAGTTTCATATCAATCCTTAAACAATGTAAGAGGCCATGCGATCTACCACTTCGTCGGTTAACTCAAGCTCCCACATCCCGTGGTCTTTACTAGACGGAGACATCGGGGCTTCGTTGCTTGGCTTCCAAGGTGTGAGCGAGGCAAGCTGTGAGATCGTGTCGATAAAGTCATCATGCTTACTTCTAAATCCACCTGCTGAAGCCAAGCTCAATTCATTCATGGCTTCTAGCATTGCAGGTTCGAGCTTCCTCTCAATAGGGAAGAACATCTTGTGTGACTTGAACATTGGCACCATGGTATTGAACCTAACCAGCTTGTTGGTGTTGGGTCTGATACCTGGCTTCGTATCATTCCCGTCTGAGGCCAGAGCAAAGTAGTTATTCCTCTCCATCATCTGGTTCTGAATCCATTGGATGAAGCCTGCTTGTTGACCTGAGACTTCCACCCCTACGCTCTGAGGCTTATATTCCTGAGCCAGTCTAAACAGATCATCAATGTTCTTGTCCATCAACTGGCGCTTGCAGACTCCATCAACCCAGAGCCAATCTCCAATGTTGTTATATGCCCAGACACTGATCACCGAATAGTCAGCCCGTTGCTTCTCTGATACCGCAAAGTCTGTGGTGATATAGAAGTTAAACCTTGAACGGTTCTGCAGCACATTGCCTAGCTTGTACCAACAGATGTCACTGTCTTGGATCATCCGATCCTCATCAGACATAATGCGTAGCATCAACTCTTGGTTAAAGGTATCGACCTTACCTAGTTTGATGGCTGAGTCATACTGGGTCTTGACGTAGTCATAGGTAAAGCGATCAGGCCAGCTCCCTTTAAACTCTTCTCTCGAACAGGGATACTGTTCACACACAGGGAACACGTTAACTGTCCATGCCCCAGATTCGACTGCCTTGTACAGTGGATCCTTAGCATTAAAAGGTGTGCCCGACCAGATCACCATGTTCTTACTTGGGTGCAAGGCGTAGTCCACAGCCTTGTATACGGTATCTTCTACCGCACTAATCACAGTCACCGAGCGAGCATCCTCATCACTAATCAAGTCATCTAAGACTGCAAGCTGTGGGCGGGTACCTAACTCCTTGGCTCCACGAACTCCAGTCTTGGCTCCGTAACCTTTTACGATAAACAGCTTGCCATCGACGTTCTCAAACTCCCAACGGATATCTGTGAATCGAATCCTTGGGACATACTCCTTTAAGAACTCTGAGTTCTCCCATCGGAACTCTAGGTTCTTTCTCATGTTCTTGACCCCGTTCTCGATGGAGTCAGACACATACAAGGCTAGGTCAATCTTACCGAATCCAGGGATCTCACCAAAGACTGCGATATATAGAAACAAGTACTCACCCATCAGGGTGGTCTTAGCAATCCCTCGATGGCAGAGGTTCACAACCCTCCTCCCATCCTCGGTCAGGGTATCGAGCATTCGATAGTGAACCAAGGGGGTTTGATGCTCCTCACCTTGCTCACCATTCACAAGCTTAATGAAGGTCACAAACTGCAAGGCAAAGGCACTCGGTACATACCCCGCTGTCACCGTATACGAAGTGTTGTTTAGGTACTGTTCAACAGTCCATGGTGCCAACACCTCGGCTACGCTGTCACTCATACTGGGCTACCCCAACCCTGAAAGGCTTGCATCATGGGCTGGTTAGACTTGGGCATATATTGCGCCATTACCCTTGGATCCATTTCATAAGACTGTGCAGCCAGCACAGGAGCCTCGGGTTGTAATGCAGGTGCATTCTCCACTCGTCTGCCGTAGTTCATGTCCGTCGGTGCAACAGGGGCTTGTGGCATAGCCCTACCAAACTTGCTCCATTCATCTGGCTTGCCATGGTAGGCAGGGATCTCTGTAGGAATCCCATCCCCTTGAGGAGCAGCAGGTACTGGATACGCTACGGCTGCAGGAGTACGGGCAATCCGTGCATAGCCACTGTTATCAGGCATCCGTCCTAAGACTTGATCTGCATAGGCAATCGTATCGGGGGCATTAGGGTTCCTTGGATCAGAGACTGCTTCTCCGTTCCTTGCCTTATTCATAGCCCCCGGCCCACCGTAGTAACCCACAGCAGTCAAGCCATGATCACCACCTGACAATCCATCAAGATGTTTGATATACCTCAACCCACCTCGGGCATTGTGTTCGGCATTCTTAATATCCCAATTCTTATCAGCCATGGCATTAAAGGTAGATTGAATGATCTGCATTCCACCGACAGCGCCTGCATTGCTAGTAGTTTCATTCGCCCCACCACCTGACTCTTGCCCATAGATACTTCGAGCCAAGTCAGCAAGCCGACCTGTCATTCCTTCCTTGGCTAGATAACCTTCAAACAATTCTGCTTTGGTAGGCTTTGCCATTAGTGAATCTCCTTGGCTTCGACATCGATCACCATCAGCTTGCTGTGTGCCACCTGCTGAGCGTTCATCATCCCCGCCTCAACCATGAGCCTTTGCTGAGCACTCAAGGCCAAGGTGGTCTCTCTGAGCGCTGCAATCGAGCTATCCTCACGCACCCCAATCTCTAACTCCACCTTCGTAACCTCGGGCATCTTCAGGTGCGTTAACAGACTATTTGCTGCATCGCAGCGAACCTTGTCAGATTTAGAGGTAATCATTAGATCGGCCTGAACATTCAAAGCCTTCTGATAAAGATCTTGGTTTAGAACATAACTAGGGATTAATGTTTGTTCAAAGATTAGGTTCACTAACTTGGATTTATTATAAGCAGTGACATAACTAGCAATATCTTTAGGTGTAACACCCTGAGCCAAGAACCTATTATATTTATCTGTAAAGGTTTTAATATAAGCCTCGATATTCGTGGCTCCCATTAACTTATGGCTCACATACTTAATGGCTTCAATATAACTAGTAATCTTAAACCTGCCATCTGACATGACACGGGTATAGGACAATAGATTATCCCTATACGCCTCGAACATCTCTGGATCAGACAAGGTGTTATTAACCTGATCAATCAGTTCTTGGTTAACAGACTTCTTAACTTTATCAGGAAGTACCTGTTTAAACTGTTCAACAGTTAATACCGACATAATGTTTATATCCAGTAGGATTATATAAAGACATTATATGGTAAAGCCATAATCCAAACTAATACTCTATTATTTTTATAATAATTTTTTAGAGAAAATTAATTAGGGTTTTGAGGAAATTTATAAAATGGGTACGGGTGTAGGGCTGAGGCAGCAAAGACGAAAAAAGGAAAGTACCCCCCCTACCTTTCCTTATTTGGATTTACCCCAGTCCACTGGGGGAGGAGAGGACAGCTCGACTCCTGCCTCCTTAACTCAGAGCGAGTTGAGTTCAGTTAACTACATGGCTACGCCAATGTGATGGATGAATGTTCATCTACTTAATCATTGGAGCAATACACCATGAAGATCACACTCCCAGTTGTATCAGTCTCGTTGAAGTCATTCAACATCACACTGCCTAAGCTTGCTATGCCTAGCTGCTTCACTCGTACCACTAAGGCTCGCACTGTTAAGGCTACTGTTGTTACTCCTACTACTGAGTCTATGTACAAAGAGTTCATGTCTACTCCATCAGCTCAAGCTCGAGTCAAAGAACTGAAGTCAATGTTATCTCGTTAATCGATACCAGCACATATCCTAACTGGGTGTGTGTTGGTTTCTTTTTTAATACCCGTATACATCTAATAGGCTACGCCTATGTAATGGAAAGCAAATGCATTACGAGGCTCTTCACTTATCTGTTTTGTGCATGAGATATGGCAGATATGTATACGGTTTCTCAAACCAACCCAGCAACACCATAGATGTAAACACATCATCCCTCTTAGGGGATGGTGTGTGTATTTTTTCCTAAGCTATTGGCTACGCCTCAGTTATAGAAGATGTCGTCCCGACATCTCTTTCCCCTTTCGGAGCATCACATGAATATCACTATCCCTACGATGTCGTTTAAGTCTATTACTTTACCTAAGTTTAACTTGCCTAAGGTAAGTATGCCTAAGTTTATTAAAGATCGTCAGTACACAAAGGCTTGTCGTGCTGAAGCTGAGGCTCATTACGCTAAAGAGTTTGAGCTTCGTTTAGCTCGTCTTGAAGAACGTATGAAGAATTGGTAACACAAGAGTGGATAACCCTTATGGGTTATCCCCTTTTTTTATATGCACCTGTACATATCCAAGAGGCTACGCCTCTGTAACGGAATAGCAAAAGAAAGAAGTATTTGCGTCTATTCCAACTGAGTCTGCCCGGTAGCATGGCAGACAGCGAGCATGAGGCTTATCCAACTCATGTGCTAGGGATAGCAGACATCTAACACTCAATCATCCTTCGGGATGGTTGGGTGTTTTTTTTCCCTTGCTGTTCGCTACGCGTATGTCATAGACAATTTTGTCTACTTCTCTGGAGTAGCACCATGACTAGCCAATACAACCACGAACAAGAAGCCTGGTCTGGTGAGTTTGAAGACCGTGCGGATCTCGTCAGTCTCGAGAACTATCTCTACGAATTAGAAGTATCGGGTCAAGAGCGTGAGACTTCTCTCATGTTCTCAACAGCTATGCTTGAGGATTAAGCCATGAACCAGATCACAGAGATCGACACAGTTAAAGCTGAAGACCTCTCCAGAGAGGAGCATTACTTCTGGCATCGTACAGATGCTGATGCAGCAGAGGCTGAGGCTTATTACCTCAGTGTCCTTGCCAAGCAAGATGCAGAACTTGCAGCTTGGGTTACAGCAAATGCTTGGATGGATTCCTTATGAAATCCTATCTCCTTCTTGGAGCACTGACACTAGTGCTCATCCTAGCCCTTGCAGTAGCCCTCTCACAGTTCTTTTACTGGGTTGGACTACTTACTACCCTTGGAGCTGCAATCGCCTTGTGCCTCCGTTTAAGGCCTTCTAAACCAATTAAGGAATAACCATGGTCACTACTAAAGAAGACTTCGATGAGTATGAGTATGAGCGTCAACAAGATGCTCGTTGGGAAGCAATAATTGCTAAAGATACTGAGGAGAGTAGGTTCTTGGAAAAGGATCACCAACACCATCTTTACACCTGGTATCTCTCAAGCCAAACACCGTACTAACAATGCATACCCTTCGGGGTATGTCTTTCTTTTCTAATACCCCTAATATAAATAGGCTATTAGATAGTTTGAATAATCCATCGGCTAGACTGCAGACATCGGTTCCAAACCCCTGACCCTACCCTGCGATCTTATATATAGTCTTATAAGACTTATATACATACTTAATACTACTTATCTATACATATATAGATACCTACAAGTAGTTATATATAACTCCTTATTTACCTATAGGTTTAGTTCTCTTATATAAGAGGGCCGAAGGTATGGATATAGATAGACTCAATAATCATATGTTCGGTAATACACGTAAGGTTTTAAGGACTTACATACATCATTTAAGGTTAAGGATTACATTTCATTACCAAACAGTAATGTTTAAAATATACTACTTAATACTAAGTACTACTTAATACACTGAGGTGTACTCCGTACACTCTGTAAAGGTAAGAATGACAAGGCCTTTGTCTTCTACCTAATCCAAGGAATGTTAGAAGTTTTCACAAAGAAACGATTTACTCAAAATCATCGTTATCTATCTCATCGCCGCACTTAAGCTTCGTTATACATAATCCAAACAAGTACCTTCCTGCCCGCATAGCCACGAGCCTTGCTTCGGTTCGGTACGTCTGCGTGTTCTCCACCAAGGCTACGCCTCTGTTACAGCACAAATCCTGTGCCTGTCATATCTCTCATATTGGAATCATCATGGCTTCTCCCTATGCCAACAAAGCTCCACGTTCATCGTCATCTTCTGACCAAGACTGGAAAGCAAGTGGTTTTCTGAATTCCTATCTTCCTGCACAAGAAGATAGTTTGTACAAGTTAGGCTTTATCGGTCTCAAAGACGCTGTTGAGAACCAGAAGATGTTGCGCGAATACCTTGAAGCGAACCCAGCTAATTTGGCTATCTTCGCAGCTAAGGTGACGGTTGATTACCAATCGCCCCGCCGCAACCAGAAATCACAGATCAAGATGATTTCTCCAGTACCAGCAGTTGCTACAGAAGCCAACACTTCGGGTTATCTGAACTTTCACCTTCCAGCAGAGGGCGGCGGCACAGCGAAGCTTGGCTTTATCGAACTGAAGGCTGATAACACTCAGCACGCAGGTCTGATGCACTATCTCGAAGCTGATCCAAAGAACATTGTTGAGTTCTTAACAAACCTCACCTGGGATTATCGCCCCGGAGAGAAAGCAGCCCGTCCTAAATTCAGTCTGGCTTAATGCCTCAGCACTGATAAGCCTACTTCCCTTCGGGGTTGTAGGTTTTTTTATATCCCCGATTACACAATCCAAAGGAACCATCATGAAACTGACCGAAGAACAACAAGCTCGAATTAACGCCAGTCTTCAAGCCAAGATAGACCGAGCAGAAGCACTTGTTCGAGACTATACCGAAGAAGCTATTGATCGCATCATGATCAAACTCAACTTCACAGCCGAAACCAGAGAGCATTCGACTACCTTGGGCAAACTCATCTTGATCCTTGAACAAGTCGATAACTTGCAACAAGAACGAGATGGTGCAGCTATGTACGCAAGCTACCGTCGCCAAGCACCAAACGATGTCACTGCTGAAGAATTAGAAAAAGAAAACCATGAATTTGCAAAGCTAATAACTAGAGGTATTTGGTAACTCACATCCAAAGGAATCATTATGAGCGCACGTACCGAACAGATGAACGAACATCTCTCAGCAATGAAATTACACATTCGATACATCAACGAGTACATCCTCGGGATCGAGAATGAAATGGTAATTGGTGTTTGCGATTTCACCCCTGCTTGTGTTGCACACATCAAAGACCGAGCGAACCAGATTCGTCTTGAAGTGCTAGAGCTCAAACTTGCAGGAAACATCACGCCTTAACCCTAATCCAGTCATCTTTCGAGATGATTGGGCTCAATCCAAAGGAATCAACATGAACAACATCGCAATCGATGACCACAAAACAGCATTAGCTGTTATTGCAAATTTAAAAGCCCAGCTAGAAGTAGTAGATGAATTATGCGGGAAGGTAAATGACCGAGTTGAGACAGGTACGCATCGTATCTTAACCACTTTAGGTTACGGCCTTGAGAGAATCAAACAGCTGGGCATAGAAGAGATGTTCACGATAATTAATACAGAGGTCGATAGCTTGCAACGTGAGCTAGTCATTGCCACCAACGATTATTACCGACTCAAAGAATCAAATCGTCTTGGCTCAAAGTAAACCTAATCCAGTCTTCCTTCGGGAGGGCTGGGTTCTTTTCCCTCGCTGCGGGTGATGCATGGGGGGCTACGCCTCTGTATAGGGCCTTCCTGCCTTCCATATTCACAGTTAAGGGGTGCGTACCATGAATGACTTTAAATTGATTGTAGCGGGCGGTAGAGACTTTGAGGACTATACGACTATGCAACTAGTCCTCTTAGGCTTAGGGGATCACGCTTTAGCCGAAGTCTCAGTGAGCATTGTCAGTGGCATGGCAAGAGGTGCAGACAGATTGGGTGTCCTGTTCGCAGAGGAATACCACGTACCTTTGATTAAGTTCCCTGCAGATTGGGATACCTATGGCAAGCGTGCAGGGTTCATCCGTAACGATGCCATGAGTAAAGCAGCAGATGGTCTCGTAGCCTTTTGGGATCAAAAATCAAGAGGCACAGCCCACATGATTCAAACCATGAAGAAGCTCGGTAAGTTCGTTCACGTAGTTCATTACTAATCTTGGAGTAGGCATGGATACTTTGAAGCAGATCTTCATGCAAGAAGCCAATGAGGAAAGATATAGCCGTAAGTTCATTGACGGTTATATCTCTGGTGACATCAGGGACAACCCTGATACTCAAGCCAAGATACAAGAAGGTGTAGAACTTCTGGAGAAGTATGCAGCAGGTACCTACTATGAATCCAAGAATAGAAGGATAGCCCAGCTTGAAGGGCTAGACTTCGAGACCTTGGTGACAGACATCTTCGTAGGTATCTGTTACTTCCAGAAAGAAGAGATGTTGTCTTCTGTTGCAGCACAGATGGCGAGTCGATTGAAGTTCAGTGACCGAGTACAAGCAGTCACAACAGTCGCTGAGATCTTAGCCATACTATGCTTAACCGATGCCTTTGACATTGGTAAGGTAGGTAGGACAGCGAGCTTAACAGTGGTGTCTAGGATCTTCTTAACCAAGCAGACTCTAGACTTTGTGCGTAACAGTAGCTACTTACCACCCATGGTGTGTAGTCCACTGGAGCTCACTAGCAACTACAGCTCAGGTTACTTGACCCACAATGATTCATTGATACTGGGTCAAGGTAATCACCATGGTGGAGACATCTGCTTAGATGTTCTGAATCTAATGAACCAAGTTCCTCTAAAGATCAACACTGAGTTCTTATCTAGTGTTGAAGAGGAGCCTACGTTCGTAGCCAAGAACCAAGAGCAGATCAGTCTATGGCAAGACTTTAAGACTCAGTCTTATGGCTTCTACAGTCTCTTAGTGAACCAAGGTAATAAGTTCTGGTTAACCCACAAGGTTGACAAGAGAGGCCGTATCTATTCCTGCGGCTATCACATCAACACCCAAGGCACACCCTTCAAGAAGGCAAGCATCGAGCTCTTCAATGAAGAGGTTGTTACAGGAGTTCCAACATGAAATCAAAGTATCACTTCAGTCCCAACGGTGAGGTTCTAGTCTTCCCCAATGGGGATGATTGGGGTACCGAACGGATTTTAGGAACATATAAGAAATTTGGAGAAAATTGGTACCTCTGTATGGATAAAGGTATCGGCGGATACGATTGGCAGTGGATACCCAATCACGACAACATACCCAAGCACATCCGTGCCATGGCAATTCTATTCCCATAAAGGTCTAATCATGCAAACCTTCACAGGCTGGCAGTACTTACTCATTGATGTCGCAAACCAATTCGGTATCGACAAACTTCTATTCGAGGAACGTATTACATGGGCCGAGGCTAACTTGGATATCTTAGAGAGCCTAGTAGATCAGGCTGATAAGAAGCCTTTGTACATGAAGGCTTGCCAAGCTATCCGAGCAGCACAGAGGGGGGAACCCTCTGGACACTTGGTTGGATTTGATGCTGTATGTTCAGGCATTCAGATCATGGCTGCTATCACAGGATGCCCTGCGGGTGCTGCGTCTACGGGCTTAACGAACCCCAATGTCCGAGCAGACGCATACACCCTGACCACAGATACGATGAATGCCATCTTGGGGAGCAACATCACAATCCCTCGAGCAGATGCCAAGAAGTGTCTAATGACCTTAGAATAAAAGGGGTCACTTTCTAGGCAACTAGAAATACGCAATTCTGTGAACTCAGGGAACATCCCACTATTGAAAAATAAGGACAATCCTGAGCCAAGTTATGATAGCTATTCCGTAGAAATAATCGTAAAATACTTCTATGACTTTACCTATAGGAATACGATGAAAACCTGTCGGATCTGTAATGAAATTAAACCTTTAAATGCATACGGCCCCGCCAAAAGTAAAAACAGCTCACAATTCAACGCCAACGTCATTGCTGATTTCAAACCAGAATGTCGTGTGTGTCTAGCAAAAGAAGCTAGAGAATGGCGAGCTAAACATAAAGGCTACGATGGCACAGGCCGATTTGCACCATATAAAGGGGACGAACGTAAGTTAGTTTCTGCTATTTGCCAGAGGATATCTTCAGCAAAAACCAACAACAAACGAAACGAACGCCCATTTAATATCACTATGGAATATATGCTTGACCTCTGGAAACAGCAAAATGGGAAGTGTAAATACACCAACCAATCACTATTCGTTGAAAAAGAACACCCTGCTGGATTGTCAATTGACAAACTGCAACCTAAATTAGGGTACACACAGGGTAATGTTCAATGGGTAGCATGGGCTGTTAATAGAGCAAAAGGCGATTTGGATGAAGAACTATTTATCCAGATGTGTAAAGCTGTTGTAAAAGGTGCAACGACTATCCCGTAAGGGAGTACACCCAAGTGGGTGGAAGCGCAGAACCCCAGTGATGGGTGAAGATATAGTCTGATCTATGTAGGAATACATAGCAGCTTGAATAAAGCGGGGATAGCTTAACGAACTATCCTGAACACATTGCTTTCTACGGTAGTAAAAAGACTCCCAAAGCCATATTTGGCGAGGATAGTCCTGAACTGGATGCCTTCTATCAGGCAGCTCAGATCGTGGCACCCGGGCCTTGGGAGCTTCTCCAAGACCTGCTTGCATCATGGCAACCATGGGCTTTGGAGCACGCTTGGCAATTACCCGATGGGTATGATGCCAAGGTCAAAGTCATGGACAAGATCGATGCACGCATCGAGGTTGATGAGTTAGATCATGCCACCTTCACCTATACCTACTATGACAATGTAGGGACTAAGAAGGGATTATCACTGGCGGCGAATTGTATACATAGCATCGATGGTTACGTATTACGGGCTATGCACAGGCGTTGTAACTACGATCCAGTAGTTGTCAGCAATGCTCAGGCTCTAATCAAGGACACATTAGATGTCCGAAGAATGTATCCAAACTTCAGCTCACCTGCCTTGTCAGGTAAAACAATGTATTACATCGAGCAGTTCAACCGTAGCAAGTTAGCTGATGTGGTGATCCTGCCTCATCTAACAACCAAGACTGTGGATCAGTTATCCACAGCACACTTAGAGAAGTTGTCTACTCTCATCGACCAGATGCAGATGTATGCACCCTTCCCTCTAGTGACGATCCATGATGAGTTCAAGTGTCACCCTAATAACCTGAACCATCTTCGTCAACAGTACATCTACGTGATGGCTGATCTAGCCGAGAGTGAGATCTTGTCCGATGTTCTTACCCAGATCACTGGCTACAAGGGAAAGTGGATGAAGAAGAGTAAAGACCTAGGCGTACACATCAGGCTAGGGAACTATGCCTTGTCATAACTATTAGAAGTACTCACAGAGCTTCCCTCCGGGAAGTCGGTGAAATATAGATTGAGACCCTTCGGGGTCTCTTTTTTTTTGTCCATTTATAGAAGTTTTAGCAGACTTCTATTTTGCCCCAATACATAGTCTAACTTTTCAAAAATCTGATTTTTGACTAAAGCGACCGATACCCTAACTAGGATTTCAAAATGACCGTAAAGTGTATTTCCCTTGCTGAAAAGCAACTCCTTGCCGACTGGTTTCGGGCTGATATATTCAACCAAACCGAGCTCGCAGAAAAGTTTAAGACCTCTAAACGGACTGTCAACCGTGTGCTCGTAGAGGCTGGAATCTCACCACCTCCTGTGAACCGTATAACAGACCGTATCCGGTCTTTCATGGCTATCGTGGATGAATACAGCTTGGAGCCAGAAGGCCTTGCCAGAGCCCTCTCAACGCCTGCCTTAACCCCTGCAAATGTCCAAGAGTATCTAAACAGTTGCACCTCAGGTCAATTGGCTGGCTTGTTCTATTCCAGTGGGATTGCCAAGATCATCGAGCAGATCAAAGCTCAACGTGTTCAAGAAGGCTTGCCTGCTGAATCAACACCGGAGCAGATCCATCTTGAAACACAGCACTAATCCAGTCCCTCATGCCATGGGAGTCTATCCGACTCTCGATAAGTTGCAAGATGTGATCGACCTTGCTCAATCCATGCTTCCTATCGCCAAGCCCAATGACATGGCAGCGATTCTGTACACCTATCACAACACCCTACTTCGAGTCCAAGATGAAAACAACCACAGCCCTGAATCAGACAGTCTCCCCACCAAAGGCTTATAGCCACAACCTAGCCATGCAGATCAACGCCCAGCGTGCTGCACTGGCGCAACCTAGTGTCATGTCCATTGGCTCCACAGGCCTGCTCTACACCCGTTCTATGGGTGGTCGTGAGTCGATCGATCGATGAAGCGCAGCCACCATAGCCAAGGCTGGCATGAGTTAGACAGACTCGCTCAACAAACCCATCTTGAATCCAAGATTAGTACAGGGGTAGCCCGTGTTGGCCAGGGAATCTTGATTGCCCTTGGATTCCTGTCTCTGATTGGAATCGTTGCTTTCTTTGAATGAGGTGATCCATGAAACGAAAGCTTATTGAGCACGACAGGATGGTATGTATTTACCTCCTTAACTACTCAAAAAAGTTAATTTCGGCTAATCGGGGTCTCTACATTTGCTATGCACTCCACTATGCAGCGCAAGAGTTAAGAGAATTTAGTGGAGTATTAGCTGATTACAGGTATTTACGAGACTGGATATTAAAGTCTCTTGGAGATCAAAATACCTATGTAGATTGGATTGCAGTTAACCATCCAGCATTACTGAACCAATCACCAAACAAAGAGCTCATGTTTCAGCTAGGACGCATTGCATGGATCGAATGGATGATCCAAGAACTAAGGCAAGAAGCATGAAAGGTCTCTTTAAACGCTTCACCCTAGTGGGGCCGGGGGGAATGAAGTGTCACTGTTGTGCTCCCCAATCAGGAAACAAGTATGCAGCCTGTGCGAAGCGTCGAATGAAACGCCAAGCAATCAAGGCCATGCATCGTGGATTAACCAAACTTAATGCAGGTGAATGATTATGCCCGTAACCCATAGCTTCAGATACGAAGCCATTACTGAGAAATATAAGACAGACGCTCTCGCTTGGGAATACCTCGAGGGCTTACACACTTACCTCGGTCAGTGTCTTAGCAACCGTGAAGACATGGAATTCAAGACCGACAGTATCAACTTCTTGCAGCTTAATTTAAAGCTCAAGCTCCCCGTTATCCATCAATTAAATCTGGACTAAACCATGGAAACTTATATTAGCCAAGCATCATCAATGCTTGTCACCTACATCAAAGCAGGTTTGGTGCCGATGATGACAGGCAGCCCAGGGATGGGTAAGTCAGACATGATCAAACAGATCGCTGCTGATTTCAACCTACTGGTCATCGATCTTAGGCTCTCCCAATGTGATCCAAGTGATCTCAATGGCTTTCCTAAGCTAGGCGTAGATCGTGCATCTTATGTGCCTATGGATACCTTCCCTCTTGAAGGTGATCCTCTTCCTGAGGGTTACTCAGGTTGGCTGCTCTTCTTGGATGAGTTCAACGGGGCTACCGAGAACGTACAGAAAGCTAGTTACAAGATTGTCTTGGATAAGATGGTCGGGCAAAAGCGTCTGCATTCCAAAGTAGCCATCGTCTGTGCAGGTAATAAGGATTCAGACAACGCCTTGGTTGAACCCATGAGTACAGCCTTGCAATCTAGGCTGGTTCACATTGAGTTGGAAGGGAATCACTTGGAATGGTTGGATTGGGCAGCAACCCATCATATCGATCCAAGTATTACCTCCTTTATCAAGTTCAAACCCGGAATCCTGCATAACTTTGATCCTGATCACTCAGACAAGACCTTTGCTTGCCCAAGGACTTGGGGCTTTGTGGATCGTGTCTTAAAGACTGCTGTACCCAATGACCCCAATATGCTGCGCTTGATCTCAGGCTGCATTGCTGAGGGTGCTGCACGGGAATTCATGTCCCATCGCAAGATGTTCGCAAGTATTCCTACGATCATCGAAGTCATGGCAAGCCCTGATCTGATTGCCGTACCAACTGAGCCTTCAATTGTCTGGGCAATGTGTAGCTCCATGGCTCATAACGCTACGGATAAGAACCTGACCACCTTGATGCGCTACATCTATAGGTTCCCTACCGAGTTTCAAGTGGTCTGTCTGAGGGAAACCATTAAACGAAATGTGGCTTTAGCTGGACACATCGCCATCATTACATGGTCTCAGAAAACAAGTGTGGACATATTTACTTAATACAGTGGGGATTAATAATATTAATAATAGATTATTAATTCCCCATTATTAATAATAAGGATTGTTATGGATACTACATTATCTACGTTGTCTGTATTACACCCGATTATCTTTCCTATGATTAAAAGTCGATTAGGTGATAGAAAAGATAGTTGGCAAGCATGGCAAGGTATTAATACATATTATTTTAGTTCTGATAGTGAAAGTCTTGAACCCGACCTTTGTACAAGAATATGTAAATTAGGTATTCCATTTAATATATCTGCCGATAGTGATAGATCCATGGATGGGGAAGATCATTATGTAAGGTTCTCTAGTACAGGTAAACTCATTAGAAAAATGGTTCTACAAAATGAGCGTTATCCAAGTTTAAATACTCTTGAAGAATTAAAGAATGATCACGCTGGATTAATTTATTATATTAATACCTTCAGTGAAAGTGTTGCAGAACCCTCTTGGGATAATCAAATCGAATATGGCAGAATATATAGAGCCAGACGATTAATCACAGGTTAGTTATTATTAATATTAATCAGGTGCGCTCCCCGCACATAATCCCGTAGAGAGCCTAGTGCTCTCTTTTTTTATTATAAAGAGCACATAATGGAAGCCCATCAACTTGCATTAAATAAAGCCAAGATTCAGTTGATGCTGCATCCAGATTCAACTTTCTTTACCACTGTCTTATTTAGCTTGGTGCATCTTTGGGATAACACCCAAGCCACGGCTTGCACAAATGGTAAGTACATCAAATTTAACTCCGACTTCTTCATGTCTCTGGATGCTGAAGAACGTCTATTCCTACTCCTTCATGAGACGCTCCATGTAGTACTGGTACATATGAGCCGCTTAGCGGATCGAGACCCACAATTATGGAACATTGCTGCTGATTATGTGATCAATGCTTTGCTCATCTCTCTGGGCTACAAGATGCCTAAGATGGGTCTATATGATGCCAAGTATAAAGGGATGTCCACAGAGGAGGTCTACAGGCTCCTCTTAGAGGATCCAGACATTCCCAAAGGATGTCCATGGCCTGACCTAGAAAGCCCTCCTGAGGACTTTGATGAGGCTATTAAAGACATCCTCATCCGTGCATCCATTCAATCCAAGATGGCTGAAGATAAGCCTGGGACTATTCCTGGGGAAGTTCAAATCTTCTTGGATAACTTACTCACTCCGAAGCTTCCTTGGAACCGGATATTCAAACGAGACCTCAAAAGCTTAGCCAAGAATGATTACAGCTATGCCAAGCCTAATCGTAGGTATTACCCAGACCATTACTTGCCTAGCCTGTATAGCGAGGCGTTACTCGATATCGCTGTAGGTACAGATACGTCAGGCTCAGTCTCAGATCACGATTACTCGATGATTATTACTGAGACCGCTTCTATATTTAAAACCATGAAGCCAAGCAAGATTTCATTAATCCAATTCGATACAAAGATTAAAGAAGTTTCTGTATTGAAATCTATTAATGATCTACGCAAGGTTCGCTTTGAAGGACGAGGCGGGACAGAGATTGGCCCATTATTAAATTGGGCAGTTATTAATAAACCACAGTTATTATTAATATTCACCGATGGTCATTTTCATTTCCATGCTGATAATCCGATTATTAAATCTAAGGTTATCTGGTTAATACATAATAATAAGAAATTCAAAGCCCCATTCGGGAAAGTTATTCATTACGAAATTAAAGGTTAATTATTATGGATTATGCACAGGCATTAAAAATAGTTGACGAGAATAAACCAATTAGTGGCTATTTATCAATTAACTTTGGTTACTCACTATCCGTTATTTTGCCTTATAAAGAAGGCTTAGCATTACTAGATACATTATCTAATGCCGAGAAAATTGATGATTATGGTTCTGGTAGCCCAGTAAGACCATTAACTAAAGATGATGTCCGAGTCACCATTATTTCTCGATCTGATTATCGCAAACGCAAGATGGCTGCATTATTAAATGTCACCATTGATGCGTTGGAACAAATCGAGAACCCTCAACCAGAATTAGTGACTACGGAGTAACCCATGGCAATTACCCTTACCACCGACCAGCAAGCTGCACTGGATTCGTTTGTCACCTTTCTTGTTGATCCAACAGAACCTGTGTGGGTCTTGTCTGGCTACAGTGGCACGGGGAAATCTACCTTAACCCGTGTCATCCTAGAAAAGTATGACGGGATTCTCAAAGTAGCTCGTCTACTGAACCCAAAGGTTAAATCCTTGAGTGTGGCTTTAACCGCTACCACTAACAAGGCAGCAGAAGCCTTGGCCTACGTCACAGGCCAGCCCGCACAGACGATCCATGCCTTCCTAGGGCTGATTGTGAAGACCGACTACACAACCAACGTCACAACCCTTGTAGCCCGAACCAAGGCTATTGTGGAAGACACGCTCATCTTTATTGATGAAGCCAGTTACGTCGATAAGAACCTCTTGGATCTAATCTTTAAGACCACCAAGAATTGCAAGATTGTCTTTATGGGCGATCCTGCTCAACTTACCCCTGTGAGGTCTACCCACACTCCAGTCTTTGAATGCAATTTCCCTGGGGCTCATTTGAGCCAAGTGGTTAGACAAGCTGAGGGGCATCCCATTATCGATCTCTCAACCAAGTTCAGAGAGACCGTGAACACTGGGGTCTTCTTTAGCTTTAAACCTGATGGGACAGCGATCACCCATATGTCTCGAGCAGACTTTGATGCGGCTGTGGAGCTCGAGTTCAACAAACCAAACTGGAACTTCAAAGATAGCAAAGTCTTGGCTTGGACAAACAAGTGTGTCATTAATTACAACCACGCTATCAGGGACTCTGTGAAAGGAGATCCTGATTTCCAAGTTGGTGATTACGCTATCTGCAATAAATACGTGGGTGATGGAAGTCGATCCTTTAAGACTGATCAAATGGTTCAGATCACTGAGATCTCAGACCCACAGGAAGTGGCAGGTGTAATGGGTCATTACTTTACCCTTGATAACGCAGCTACCTTGTTTAGTCCAATTACCTTGGCTTCTAAACGTGCTCGAATTAAGTTAGCTCGAGCACAAGATGATTACTCATTGATTGAAACCATCGAGAACAGATGGATCGATCTACGTGCAGCGTATGCCTGCACCGTTAATAAGTCACAGGGTTCCACCTTTGACCGTGTCTTTATTGATCTTGATGATATCTCTCGCTGTAACTCAGGCGATCAGATAGCTCGAATGCTGTATGTCTCAGTCAGTCGTGCTCGTCATCAAGTGATCTTAACCGGAGATTTCTCCTAGGCAATATATGTCAGACCCACTACAGTACGACCCCAGAACCAAGATGCAAATCAAGGAGCTGCTTTACAACACCTTATACGCTCCTATTGATAGGCATTTTAAGAAGCGTATTGATGCTCTCATCACTCAGAACAGTGGCTTGATCAATAGCCCTCATAGGTCATTTATCTATCGGGGAGACCTCTATACCCTAGAGACCTCTAAACCACCTGTGAAATTCAATCGCTTGGTGCCTGAGCTTCGTTCTGTGATGGAAACATATCTTAAAGATATCAAAGTACTCAATGACCATGAGCTGCCCTATGTCTTGAACTTCTTTAACCAAGTGCTCAACAGCTCTGACAGTCTGAAAGACTACCTTCGGATGCTTCCCACTTATATGCACGCACCCTTGAACAAGTTAATTAGCACTTGTCCTTGTAGGGTATGTACTGCCTCTGAGGAGAAGATCGAAACCCTACTGGCTAAGAACTCTGAATCCTTAAGTCTCATGGGTCAGCGTATGGCTAAGAACCTAATCCTTTAAAGGTATTTATGCGACATTTCATCTTTGATAGTGCGCCCTCTTATCAGACTGCTTTACTCATCAAAGATACAAACTTTAATCAGCATGAACTGTTGGTTAATTATGTGCAGCCATTGAATGCAGCCAAGATAGCGTCAAATAGACTCATCGCTTTCACACTTAAAACGGGTCAGACTAAAACGATTCCGAACAAGTTAGCCAGAGACTATCTTGAACAACTCTTGCCTGTCCTCGATGGGTTAGGTGTGAAGATCCTCTATGTGGCTGAACCCACGTACTTTAAGATCCTCACAAAACTTGGCAAGACTGAGCCACATTTTGGCTATGTCTTACCTTGTAAATATCCGGGCTACGAACATTTCATGGTCGTGCTTGGATTGAACCATCAGGCTCTGATTTATAACCCAGCCTTAATTGGGAAACTAAATCTGAGTCTGTCGACCTTGGCCTCAGCCATGGATAATTCCTATGTCGCGTTGGGCCATGGAATCATTCACTCTGCACAGTACCCTGAGACCCTCCAAGCTATCTCCAGCGCTCTGCAACACCTGCACTCATACGAATCCCTGTCCTGTGACATCGAGGCCTTCTCGCTTCGATTTAACGAGGCTGGGATTGGTACCATTGCCTTTGCTTGGGATCAACATAATGGCATAGCCTTTGCTTGTGATTATATTAACTTTGGAGTCCGTGCTGCATCAGAGCAAGGCTTCGGAGAGTATTGGAACAATCCCTCTGTTAAACGATTACTCAAGGAGTTCTTTACCGAATACAAAGGCACCATCACTTGGCACAATGCAACCTACGATTTGAAGGTTCTGATTTATACCCTTTGGATGAAGAATCCTCTGGATACGGAAGGCTTGCTGGTTGGGTTAGATATTATGACCCGACACTTCAATGATACGAAGATCGTGGCTTATCTTGCAACCAACTCTACTGCAGGTAATGTGCTTGGATTGAAATCCTTGGCGCATGGGTATGCAGGGAATTGGGCTAAGGAAGATATCAAAGATATCACCCGTATCCCTTTACCTGAGCTCTTGCAATACAACTTGGTGGATGCGTTGTCTACGAACTATGTGTTGGCTAAGTATTACCCAATCATGCAAGCTGATAACCAAGAGGAACTGTACAAGTCTTTGATGCTACCAAGTCTGAAGCTCATTATTCAGATGGAGCTCACAGGGATGCCTATGTCTGAGCAAGCGATCATCGATGTCAAAGCTGATCTGCTGGCTGAACAGGCTAAGCACTTAGCGGTCTTTGATAACAATGGTTTGATTAAGGCTTTCAACCTAATCCATCAAACCAGTGTGATGCAAGCTGCTAACGCTAAGTTGAAGACCAAGCAACATCCATTGTCCAAGTACAGTGATGTGGCGTTCAACCCTAACAGCAACCCTCAGCTGCAGGTCTTGCTGTACGAGCAAATGCGTTTACCTGTGATTGATCTGACTGAGACTAAGCAACCATCTACGGGTGCTGACACCATTGAGAAGCTACTGAACCATACACAGATACCTTCTTATAAGACTCTCCTTGAAGCCATCATTGGCTACGGGAAAGTCACTAAGATCCTGTCTACCTTTATCCCTGCCTTTGAAAGAGGCTTGGTTAAAGACGATGGGATGCGGTATCTACATGGCAGCTTCAATCTTGGTGGCACTGTGTCTGGTAGGTTATCGAGCTCAGACCCGAATATGCAAAATCTACCTGCAAACTCTACCTTTGGTAAGTCTGTAAAGGAATGTTTCCAAGCTCCACCTGGTTGGATTCTTGCAGGGGCTGACTTTAATTCTCTCGAGGATTATGTGTCTGCGCTTACCACCAAGGATCCAAACAAGCTAAAGGTCTATACCGATGGCTACGATGGTCACTGTCTAAGAGCGTATTCGTACTTCAAAGACTTGTGCCCTGACATTGTGGATACGGTAGCGTCAATCAATTCTATGAAGAAACTCTATCCTGAGTTTCGTCAAGAATCCAAGACTGCTACCTTTGCATTGTCTTATCAAGGCACTTGGAGAACCTTGGTTAATAGCCTTGGTTTCTCTGAAGCCAAAGCCAAAGATATCGAAGCTGGGTATCACACGTTATACAAAGCCAGTGATGACTTTATTCAAGCCCGTCTTGAACAAGCCAGTAAAGATGGATTTGTAGAAGTTGCTTTTGGATTAAGAGTACGTACCCCACTTCTTAAACAAGTGATCTTTGGTAGTACTCACATTCCTTTTGAGGCACAGGCCGAGGGACGCACAGCGGGTAATGCAATGGGTCAGAGTTATGGCTTATTGAATAACCGTGCTGCTGTGGACTTCATGCAGAAGGTCTGGGCTTCTAAATATCGTCTGGATATCAAACCGACAGCCATGATACATGATGCTATCTACATCCTAGTTCGTGATGTAGCCGAAACTGTGCATTGGGCGAATACGGAATTGATTAAATCGATGCAATGGCAAGAGCTTCCCGAGCTCTTACATGACACGGTCAAGCTAGGCGCAGCGTTAGACCTGTACTGGCCCTCTTGGGCTCATGCTGTCACCTTACCTAACGGAGCAAGCGAAGATGGCATTCGAGAGCTCTGTGATGCGGCTAAGGCGGAGCATAAGTTGGTCTGATCGACTCGCCCCACCCCGGTGAAAGGCCGGGACTTATTTATACAAACCAGCATCCTGCTGGTTTTTTTACGTCTATTGGAGTTGATATGGCACATATTGTTACTGAAAACGGTCGCACCTTTATTCGTGATGACTGGGATGTTGAAGATATTCTCAGTCAAGCAGAGTTGGATGAGGTGAAGCTTTCTAAGAAACAAGTACTCCTTGTCATGGAGTACCTCGTTGAGACGTTTGACGCTAACGATGGTATCAATTGGGAAACTGTTTCTGATGCAATCTCTACGATTAAAGCGAGGAAGTGATGAGCCATTTCGAGGTTCACACGTACACGCTCTGTGACGGGTTTATTAACTGTTGGTCAGACATTGATGACAACGATAAAGAGTGCCCATCAACTTACCCTACCCGACTAGCAGCCACCCTTGAGCTGCGTAGCTTCTTAAACGATGTACGCCAAGCAGTCTTAGATGGCGATATGGAAGAAGCTTATTCCCTGAGTGATTACAAAGTTGTGGAGATACCAGAATGACAACCAAGGAAACAAAACGTGCCTAAATTTAAAGTCGTACTGGTAATGACAAATTATCAAGAAATTATCTTTGAAGCTGAAGATAGGAATGAAGCTGATACGAAAGCTTACGGATTATGGGATGAGGACGCACCCATCAATATTGAAACGGCAGACGTTGACATCTATGAATTGAATGAGGTCAAAGAATGACAACCAAAACGAAATACCTAGTAGACGTTACGTTCTTGGCTTATGCATCTTATGAGATCGAGGCTGATAACTCTACCCAAGCTGAAGACATTGCTGCTGACTTAGCTCAACACGACCCCATCAATTTCGTTGCTGGTACTCACGTATCTACTGAGATTGGTGACGCACAGGAAATCACGAGATGACAACCAAAAAGAAATACACCGTTCATGTCACGTTCAGTGCTGATACGACTTATGAAGTTGAAGCCGAGGACGCTTGTGATGCCCGCGCTTTAGGTGATGAGCTTGCAGCCAAACAGGAGCTTCTTGAGTTGGACTTTTATTCTGACGCACATTATGCCGTGGAAGATCTAGATGATAAACGAAAGTTTAGAGTCGAAGTAGATTTCGTAGGACGTAAATTCTACGAAATTGTGAGCACAGATGAAAAGTCAGCTGGGAACAGTATTCACGACTTAGCCAATTGCGATGGACTAACCGAATCCGAAATTCGTTTGGTTCAAGTCGTAGGCGTTGAGGAGATTTCAGAATGAACCAAGAACAGATGTTTGCTATCAAGTGTGCCTATGCAGATCTGCAAGGTAGTCTTGAGGATTACAAGAAAGGTAATCACGATTCATTCCATGATTGGGATGCCCATCTAATAACTATCCAAGGATTAGAAACAACATTCCCCGAGTTAAATCATCAGCCATTTACCGTTGAAGTTTGCTTTGGTTTTAAACAGATTTATCGAATTAATGCCCTTAACCAAGAGGATGCATTTAAACAAGCTGAAGGTATGGGGAAGCTTTTAATTGCTACAAGAGAAACTAGGGGAGAAGTTAAGTTAAGCGCTATGTACGAGGTGTCTGATGATTGAATGCTTAATCCTAGGTGACAGCATTGCTGTGGGTACTCAGATGGTAGCCCGTCAATGTCAACTGGTTGGGCAGACTGGAATCAACACTTCACAGTTCAATCATCTGTACGCAAATAACGTACTCACAGCAGGTGTGGTGATTATCAGCTTAGGAACCAATGACCATAAAGGGGTTGAGACCTACGCTGAGTTAGTTGCTATCCGTGAGCGTGTGCAATCAAACCATGTCTATTGGATCATGCCTAACATCAAGCCAGAGATTCAAGAGATGGTCATGGTGCTTGCTGCTTTCTATGGTGACAAGATTATCGGTACCAAGCTCATGCAACCTGATGGTATTCACCCTGCTTGGTCTGGTTACAAAGATCTAATCGCACAAACAATTTTGGAGTAAGAAATGGAAACATATTTAGGTGATGGAGTCTATGCAAGCACAGATGGTTATCACGTATGGCTTGCAGTTAACAATCACACGAATATTGTGATTGCACTAGAACCTGCTGTACTTGAAGCTCTCAATCGATACGTTGAGAAGATAAAAGAAAAAGGTTTGACATGAACAAACTTGATTTAATTATCAATGCGTTTGAATCAGCACATCACACAAACGACACAGGCGTTTTGGGGCTGACAAAATTACGCCACGATGTTGCCCTCACCGCAGCCCGTGAGTTGCGGGAGTTAAAGCCTGTGGGCTACGGGTTTAAAGGTTTAAACGATCAAATTATGGATTGCACTACCGATAAAGATGTTGAGTATTGCATTCCACTCTACGCACTAGACGAGGTGACGAAATGAGCCGTGAAATTATGAAATTAATCAGCGAGAAATTTACTTCAGGCAATAGTGTTGAAGTTGAGCGCATCACGATTACTAGGGCTGAGTATCAAGAAGCGTTAGCCAAGCCTGAGCCAACACAAGAACAAATTTACGAGATCATTATCCGATGGGACAGCAGTGGAAAGCGAAGTCGAAGAGAACTTGCGAGGCGTATTGAAACGCTATTTACAGAACCGAGAGTGCATAGCACAGACGGTACTCCTTGCTGGTGCGACCCCATTACAGAGTTAGCCAAGCCTGAGCAAGAGCCTGTTGCTAGGTTTAATTGGAACGAGGCTAAGTTTGAGTGGTTGACCGAGTACAGCTTTGACAAGCACCACATGAAGCCACTGTATCTTGCACCACCCAAGCGTAAATGGGTCGGGCTGACGGACGTTGAATGCATAAAATTGATTGATGAAATTCAAATTTTTTCTGGAGATTATGAATTATTGATTGCCCACGCCATCGAACTCTTATTAAGGAATAAAAACCATGGATAAGTATTTTGAGTACCTAGTTAAGCTCCGTGATTCTGGAGTGACCAATATGTGGGGAGCCCCTGAATATCTTGTCAATAAGTTTGGCTTGAGTCTAACTGAAGCTGATCGGATCTTTATAGCGTGGCAAGAGTCGTTTAAACCATGAACACTGATCGAATTATCTACATTACGTGTTATTGGAACGACACTCATCCATCAGAATCCTTTGATCGTAGCTGTGTAGTCTGGGGTAAAGATAGCAAGCAAGATGCCTCTGAATCCAGTTCCCCCATCCTAGATGATGAAGAAGTCTTCTACTACTTCCAACATGATGATCCCATCCTTGGCAATCAAGGGGATTTCACAGTGACCTCTTACGACGAAGAAGACGGTTACATCCCTAGCTAGACCCACACCCTCCAATCGGAGAAACACCATGTCCTATGTATATGAACGGGATGGCCCCTCGGCCTGTCCTGATGACCCCTCACGCACGGGCGATGCACAAGAGCTTAGCTTGGCAGAGGAAAAGTATTACGAGTCCCAGGTGGGCGTATATCAAGAGGAGCTCAAGGATGAGCTTCTAGACCTCGCAGCTCAGAACCGTGAGTCTGTGATGCTCGATTTGATTGAGTACACCCAAGACAGCTTTGCAGAGTATCTGCGAGATGTTCTTGAACCCGATCAGTTTCTGCTTCTCATTAAAGCTCTCTTTAATGATAACAGTCGGGTGCAAGCTCAAGAGTATGTTACCCAGAAACTTAAAACCCTGTCTGAATCAGCCGCTAGAAGTTTGGCTGCTCAAGACGTTCACCGGAGCTAAACCATGAAAGATCGACTCTACCGCAAGACCTACGATGCTCACATGGGTATCAAGAATGAAGTCTTGGCGTATGACTTCTGGTGTGCAGGATGGGATGCTGCTGTGAATCAGATTCGTTTGAATCAGTCTGTGGTGCATCTTGCTAACACCCAGACTGCTGCTAATGAAACCCGTTATAAGAAACAACAATGAGTACCATTAACGGTGGCATTGTGAACATCAATGCGAAGCACGGTTCCGGTATAGGTGACGTAACGAGCACAGCCAAAGGATCAGGCGCTAGGTACAACTTCGGTAAGCCTAAGTTTCATCTCATCCCCATGAGCCTGCTCGAGGACACAGCTCGGGTCTGGGAATACGGAGCCAAGAAGTACGCTGCTTGGAACTGGGCTAAGGGTGCAGATTGGTCTGTCCCGTACGACTCACTTCAACGTCATCTAACTGCTTGGCAAAATGGTGAGCACTTAGATCCTGAGTCTGGCTTACCTCACACAGCACACATGATGTGCAATGTGATGATGTTGGCTCATTATGAAAAGTTCTATCCCGAAGGGGATGATCGTCCTAAGGGAGTATTCAATGTCTCAGACTAAGACGGGAAGCTTTATCGAGGCTTGGATCAACGTAGCCATTGGTTTCAGTATTAATTATGTGGCCAATCTTTTGATCTTCCCTCTCTTCAATATGCATATCAGTCTTTCTGACAACCTATTGATGGGAGGTATCTACACCGTGATCTCAGTCGCTAGATCATACGCAATCAGACGCTGGTTCAATGCTCGGATTCACCGTGCAGCTGTGCGTCTGTCTAATCTTTCAAGGTAGTTAAAAATGAAACGTGTTCTATTAATGATACTTTTGAGCCTTGGTGCATCATCAATGGTTCAAGCCCAGTTCTTCTTCGATGAACGTACGGGCAAGAGTGGGATGGTCTTACCCATGGGTGAGAACTCCCTCATCATCAACGATGACAATACCTCCAGCATGATCTACAACAACACTGGCAAAGGTATCTCAATCATTACCCCTGCTGATGGTGCCAAGCCTGCTGCACCTAAAGGGTCAAGTACGACTCCTGACACCAACTCAAACCAGAACCCTAACTCAAGTACCAACCCTAACACTCGAGGAAAATAACCATGCTTGCAATGAAATGGGTCAAGATCAATAAGTATTGTGATCTCTCAGGAGATACCTCCGAGGCTGTCCGAGCAAGGCGTAGAAACCGTAAATGGACAGAAGGAGTACAGTGGGTCAAACGCGAAGGTAGCATTTGGATTAATCCCACCGAGGTTGAGAAATGGGTCGAGAGTCAGGTTCCCCTGAAACGCCAGTTGGCATAGCAATAAGGACTGACCGAGAGATTCAACGCATTCAGATTGCGTTCAGTTTCGAGAGTCAGCAATGTCGTGAGTTATTACCAGTCTGCAAGATCAATAAAACAAACATTGATTATGCAGCTAGTTTGAGAAGTGAAATCCGTCGAAAGATTGCTGATGGTACGTTTGAATACGCTAAGTATTTCCCTGACTCACCCAAGGTCACTAAGGGTGTAGTCAAGGTTATCCACAAACGAACCATTGGTGATTTACTTAGGGCTCAGCTTGGGATCTATGACAAGCAGACTGAGAACGATACGTTGTCACCTTCGTCATATCAGGGCTATTACAAGATCATTAACTCGATCTTGATCCCTGCTTTTGACAAGCTACCGATCAACGAACTGACAGCACCTGTATTAAGAACATGGATTGCTGGGCTTGGGGTAACTGCCAAGACCGTAAGGAACAGGCTTACCCCACTTCGATCAGCACTAGAGGATGCTCTGAACGATGACTTGATTGAATCCAATCCATTGGATAATGTTGCACTCAAGAAGCTACTTAGCCAGACCAGCACCAAGTCCAAACGTGGAGCCATTGAACCCTTTGACCATGAAGAGGTTGCAGCTTTACTTAAAGCTTGTCGGTCAGACGAACGCTCTACCCTTCAGTTCTGGTTTGCCACAGGATTGCGACCAGGAGAGTTTATTGCTCTGCGTTGGGAGTCAATCGACATGGATAAGAAGCTTGTCAGGATCTCGACCAACGAGGTCACAGGCAGGCGTGGGGATGTGGTGGGACAGTTTGAGAAAGCTCCTAAGACCTCTTCAGGAGCCCGCGAGATTGATCTGAATGTCTCAGCGATTGAGGCACTGGCTCAGCAACAAGAGCTTGAGCATGAGGACAATGGCAGAGTCTGGATGAACCCTCGATCCGGTCAACCATGGGCTCGAGAACAGCAGATCGTTCGTACCTTTTGGGAACCTTTGTTTGAACGCTCTAAGATCCGCTACCGTAACCTCTACCAAATCAGGCATACTTACGCATCGACTTTACTGACCAATGGTGCTAACCCTTTCTGGTTGGCTCAGCAGATGGGTCATGTGGATGCCGAGATGGTGTTCAAGAGATATGGCAAATGGATACCCAAGAACTTTCAGAAATCCTTGCCTAGTGCCTATGGAAATGAGGCGTAAAACCCTTCTCAAAATGAATTCACACAGAATTCACACAGATTAGGTTTTACTGGCTCGAGACCCGCATAAACAGGTAAATCACCGCAGGGTTCAATTCCCCCCGGCTCCACCATTACAAACCGCTTTTAACCGCTGTAGCCCCTTGAAGGCACAGCGGTTTTTCTTTTCTACCCCCACTAAACGGTACCAAGCGGTGTGTGAATTCACACAGGATTCACACGCAATTCACACAGACTAATCAAGATCCTGCTCGGACTTGCTTACCTGCTTCACCGAAAGCTACCAAGCAACCGATCCCATGAATGATCTGAACCAGTGACCATGAGCCTGTCTCACGGTTACCGTAGAAAGCGTAATCAGACTCCTCAAGGACACTTGGGGATGTCCAGAGTACGCTCTCACCAAACTCTTTCATCTTCTCTTGTACGGTCTCAAGGGATGCACACCGTACGGGCTTATCTAGCGTCTCTGCTGAGACATTTAAACCAAGCAATACCAGTAATCCAAACAAGATCTTCATGGTTCTACTCCCAAGCTAAGACTTTTAAGACTGCGTTGTACTTAGCTTGGCGATCAGCCAGCCCATTCAATCCTCCATTAATACGTCTGGTCATGGCTTCTACATAGCCCAAATCAGCCAGAGTATTCAAGTCATTGGTGTGCCAGAACCATCCTGCAGACATTGCAGCCAACTCTGGAAGCTCGACTAGTTCAGGATGAACCAAGGTATCTACATCCTCAGACATAGCAAAATTGAGATACTGATTTTTGCCAGTCAGCTGAATAAGACCCCGACCTCTGTACAACCACCCCTCCCCACTGGCTTCGTCTCCGTTACCCATACGGTTCCCGTAAGCTCTATTTGCAATCCTCTCAGGCTGCATGGCGTACTGTTGAGCCACATCCCCAGGGAATAACTGAGGCCAGCTCCGGTTCAATGCTGAGGCTTGGTAATAGAGGTTTTCTACCGTAGCTGTAAAGCCTCCAGATTCATGTGCAATTTGAGACAAGAACCCTGCCATTCTTAACGGAGTATTGATCTCATAACGAGTACACACGTTATTGAGTGGAGCTTCATACAAGGCTGCATTGGCTGTGCTACATAGATCTGCTGCTACTAACATTTCTTTAGTTAGGTACATTGTTCTTCCTTACTTGGAAAAAGTCGTAGCAGGTACGGGCGTAGGCTGCAGCTTCGTCTGCCCTTGCTGATTCGGAAAGAAGTAGCTGCGTAAGTTCTCTTGAAAGTTTGCCTGTGGTGGGGGCGACAGGAGCGCTGCTGGAGGGGGTGGTGGAACTGGGCACGTTGCTATTACTTGCGGCGGCGTGACTGTCGTACAAGCCCCCAAGCTCACTAACAAGACGAGCATTGTCAGCTTTAACGGTATCAAGATTCTGTCTAAATTCATTATGAGCCACCTCTAATTCGGTTGCGATACGGGAGTTTTCTGCATCAATAGATCGAGCCTTATTCGTTGCTAGACGTACAGCTTCTGCAGCGTCTAGTCGAATGGTGGAGATCGTCTCTGCAAACTTGGCATTCTTGTAGTCGGCAGTCAGCCACCAAGATAGGGTTGTGCCGGAAACAAAGGCAATCCCACAGCCAATGATAAAAATCTTAATGTCGAACATTATCTCTACTCCATTTATCATCGATCACTGCACCACCGATGTAGGCTGTGACTACGAGCCCCACAAAAACATAGAAGGGCCCTGCAATGACTCCCAAGTGGGGAGAGTTAGTAAACAGGAGAAGCGGGAATAACAAACCAGCGATCATGGCTAACCAAGACATCTTGCGTCTGTTCTTCCAACGATCCACTTCAATGACTGGATCAAGCAACACTTCTGTTGTGTCATCCATCAATGCTGCGTCTACGAATTAACTTAACCATGGTGCTAAGTCCGTAGACTGCGACACCCACAAGGAAGGTCACTGAGATTGGATCAAGATCAAACTCTTGAGCTTCTTGGATCACATCCCAGAGTCTTACTGTTGAAGCCAAGCCAATCAGACTTAAGCCAATCCTTTGAAGTAAGGAATCATTTAAGTAATTACTTAGCACACCTGCAAAGGTCAGTGCTGAGGTGATGATTAAAGCGATAATAAATACAGCATCCATTACGCTCTCCATTTACGAGCAAGCCAGTCTAGGAAGATTCCCATGGCTTGCTTTGCATCCACAACTTGAATCAATTCATAGCCCTTAGCTACGATAGACATACCAAAGAGTCCGATGATGAATCCAATCAGACCCTCGGTATTATTGATGTCTAACCAAGCTGCAACAGGGCTGGTTGCAAAGTAAGACAAGCAACTTCCCCCTAATGCCATAAATGATTTCTCAAGCCAAGTTCCTTGCACGAAGCGTAGAGACACAAGAGCGCCAACCACTCCGCTGATGATCTTGATGACTCCTATTTCGTGAAAATTAAAGGAATCATTCATGTCACATCCTTGCCCCTGAAGAATGCCCGATCACCTTGGACTGCACAGAACTCAGGGTGGATCAACTTGCCATTCACGATTGTTAATACTGCGAAACCAGAACAATGATTGGCAGGATTATCTTCGCCATAGCTCATCTGAGGGCCATCTGTGTCCCCTAGAGTGCCTGTATCGATACCCCACCTACTTCCGTCATAGTCCGTAAAGACCGTGGCTTGGAGACGGTGTAAATGCCCCGTGACGATGTTCTTACCTGAAACCAAGGTGTTGTTATAGGTGGCATGAAGACCGTTCCTGAAGCGATGCTTGATCATCACGTTGTCGTTGACCATCATCGACATAGACATAGGCCAGAGAGGGAACTGTTCTTGTAAAGAGAATCCAGGGACTCCCTCAAACTCAGGCACCAAGTTAGCCAGTCTGGATTCAAACCGCATATCATGGTTGCCTATCGTCCACCAACGCTTAGCTCCCCGAGCTACAGCTTCGATCTCAGAGAGATACTTGTGGACTGCATCAAGCTCTTCTTTGACCGTTGGAAGCTTGTGTCCGAATGAAGACTTAGGCCAGCGTGATACACCAGCTCCATCAAAGAGATCACCATTGATGACAACCATCTGGGGACGTAACTCAGCAATGACGTTTATGAATGCCTGTTGAGCCACTGTATTCGGGCCCGGCCATTTATGAACATCACTTCCTACAATAATGATTCCATTCTCTAACGTGCAGTCTGTTCGAGCATTATGCTCACGACGATAGAAGTGAGGAACAGTAGGGGTCTGAACCCGAGGAGCCTCTGGATAAATAGCTTCCATGGTTTTCTTTCTACGTTGAACAGAGCGTCTTCCTACCCCTAGCTCAGTCGCTACAAGATCTGAGCTACCCAGACGTTGCCAAGCTTCAAGGAAGATCTCATCACTGACGGGTAACTTCATAGTCTTACTTAACATGGTGAACTCCCTCTTTTTTCATTGAGGTAATGTTCTTTACCATGGCTCGGGGAATGACGATTGTTTGTGCGTGGTTATCGCCAGAATATGTTTGGCATAACTTAATGTACTTAGGGGTCTTAGCCAAGACCCAACCTACAGATAAACAAGTCAGATCAATATCAACTGGATTGACATCGTTACCTTCCATCCAACCAAATTCATGGGCAGCATCTGTCCACTCAATTAAAACAATTTGGGGAGTTTTGAATTTCATATGGTTCCAGTAAGAATTGCATCTTGGGAAGCCTCAGACCATCTCTGTGATTCCGTGCAATATCTTTACTGGTTCCCAAGTGTCAAGCGTGTCTTGGGGATAGTGCGGATTACTTCAAGTTTTCTAACTTATATAAAGCAACTAGGTAAGTGTGCACTGCTTCATCAATTAGGTTCTGGATTGGGCTATCTGATTTCTCGACAGCCTCATAACGAATCTTCTCAAACCAAGAGAGATGCTTGCGTAACATATCGCAAGGCTCCTTGTAAACGCTTTCATCCTTAAGCAAGGGAATGTTATCAATGATTCCATGTCGGCCTTGGTAAGCCTCTGTGATGCTGTCAGCGTTCTCTACGATAGCGTTATAGAATCCATCTAAAGCCATATGCTGAGCATATGACTTGGTAGCCAAATGCATACGATGAGCAAGCTCACGACTTAGAAACAAGATACCGATTAGCTTGCCGATCATATTGATCTCCTAGTTAAGCTGTCACTGGATAAGAACGAAACGGAGTGAACTGAATCGCTACCAACTTCTTGCCACCCATGGTGTCACCTTGGATCTTGTAACCAAGATAGATTTCCAAGCAATGAGGCTTCCAGTAATAAAGCTGAGCACGAATGCACCATGCTTTGTCCCCTGCAGCATTGATAACCGTCCAGTAACTAAAACAGTTATTACCTGTTCTCCACTTGGCTTCATTATCGTGAGTAGTTACAGGCACCATTCCAGTAACGTCATAACCCCATGCTGAGCCAAATCCGTAGGCTGCATTACGTTGTAGCCAAGTCACACGGCATAGGTAACGAAGCCAAGCAGATGAATCATAATCAGCCTGAGTCTTACCTTTAACAGGCCATACGTCATAGTCCTGTGCGTACCATAATTCATCCACAGGTGCGTCAGGGGTCTGCCAGATACGAAGGCTAGGGATTAGGAAATCTCTTGGCATACCAACATGAAGCGCGGGAAAGCCTGTCACTTCACTCTCTTCTTCTTTCACGATGAAGAGGGCGAAGATATAAGCCAAGGGATAAGCCAGAATAGTCAGCACGATCAAGGCTACCGACTTCACAAACCAGAGTACCGTTGACTTAAACATTAGCTGCCCCTACATAATCAGGATTATTCGGAATCACCCAAGCCACAGCGATCAGCGCTTCTACTGTTGTAGCTGCTGCGATTTCATCTTTAGCTGTGCGTCCTGTACTCAAGACTGAATCACGCCACACAATCCACTCTGGTTTATAGGTAGCGTCTTGGAAGTTACGAACCATGATGTAGTCACTCGTTTTAAGGGTGAGATAAATCTTCTCATCAATAGCGTCTGTAAGCTGCTTCTGAAGCCCTACAAGCTCTTTAGGTGAAGAGGTGTACCCAATCCTCACGACTCCATCTACAAGCGCAGGGGAAGCCTCTGTGATCCAGTAGTAGCGATCATCAGGGCGAGCTTCATGGATTACATCGACCATGCCGATGTTTGCTTTCTCTTCGGGGCTAGACAGGTTTAGCCAATTTGAAGGATAAGAAATATCGTTCCATGTGAAGGCTGTGCCAGCGGGTACTAAAAGGGCGATAGCGTTGTCTTTAATAATTGCGAACATTTGTTTTTCCTTAACGTGCGAGGGAGTGCTTCAGGGGATTTTCTGCGAACGCCATGTAGATGTATGTCGCACCAGGTGCGTTAATTGTGTCCCAAGTAGCTCTAATTTTGAAACCGTTGGAAAGTATGTCAGCTACGTTCACATAGTTTGATTCGGCTGTCGAAGCATTTGGGAATTGCCAATTAACAGCTACGTTGTTGGGGTTTCTAGCAGTGTCAATTAACACCCAATCACCACCGGATACGGCAGTTGCTGCCTTAATCATCACAAACTTTGGTCTAAATCCTAAATATATAAAAGCACCGTCAGCCGATCCATTACCCGTGTAGCTACCAAACGCTGAGTATCCGGCTATGGGTGTCCAGCAGTAGGCAACCATTGGCGTACTGCTAACCGACAAGTTTGTACCAATACTTAATACGGATGATGTGGGGGCTGTGCTGTTAAAAGCGTTGGTGTCGCTAATCTGACCGCTTGTTGAATTTAAATCAATACGGTAAGCGGCAGATGTTAATGCGCTATGGTAACAAGCCCACCCTGCAATGTTTGGTGCAGAACCGCTACGGTACTTAGCAATGTAGAACGCAGGTGCAACACCCAACCCATGCCCAACCGTAGCTGCTGCGCCTGTGCCGTTAAAAGTTATAACACTAAACCCCGCAGACGCATTAACGCTCACAGTCGATGTGATTGAGCCGTTGGTGTTTGATACCGCTGATGCCCCTGCTTTCCATGCGAAGCCTACAGAGCTTCCTGATGGTGCTGTGTACGTTGTTTCAGCAGCCGTGGTATTGGATTGCAAGACAGCGGATAAACCTCTGACACCATCTAGTAGCTGATGGTTATTAGCGTTTGCTCTGTCTTTAATCCACTCTAGAAACTGTCCTGTGTACAGGGCTTCAGTCGTAGCTTTGATAGTCGCACCTGAAGCGAGTGCGATGCTCATGCTATCGCTGCCCTTGACGATGGCAGCATCAGGTAAATTAAACGAGTTTAAAGATAGGAAGCCTGACGGTGGTGTGTAGGTGAAAGGGCGTTGACCCATATTCCAATGAACCGTAACTCCGTTATTTGCATGATTAAATGGAGTCCAGAGTAAAGAAGTTGACACGCCTGTAATAGCACCTTGCGATACATTGTTTTTATAAAATGTAATAGTTCCAGCGGTTAAATCTAAAGCTACCCCAATAACGTCATTGACTGCGTAAGTCGATCCGTATGCAGATGATGTTCCGTTAACAATTTTGTTTCCGTTTGCATCATAGCCATACATATCACCAGACCAAGGAATTTGAGAAAAAGTTAATCCTCCGATTCCAACTACTGCTCCAAGGCTTCCTGCGGTAGCAGTAGATTCCCAATACCATTTTCCTGAAGTAACCCAAAAACTACTCTTTCCCATACTGTTGTTTGAAGCACTACCCGTTATAGACAAATTACCGTTTGAAACAGTAAGTGCGCTGCCTTTATCTAGCGGGTTAAATACACAAAAATTACTCGCACTCGCACTCGTCAGCGTAGGCACATCGAGCATGGAGTCATACGTCACACCAGCCGTGATGCTGATGTTATTTGTAGTCCAGTAATTGCCATTGCCACTAGTGTCTTTACCCAAGCCTACATTCGATGATGTAGTCAGCGAGCTATTGTCTTTGAACTCAAGATGGGTGCCATTGGTTCCATACGTTCCCGTATAGGGTGCGGGTTGCCATACGCCTGTGAGAGCGTTGGTTGAGCCGAATGATGAGGGGGTTAGGGCTTGACCGTCGATGAAGTTGACTTCGGTGATGTAGCCATCAAAGTATGAGCTGCTTGCTGCCGAGTATTTTCCAATAGTTGCAGTCGCACCATTTGCGTTTAAACCGCAAGTAGTAATTGCACTTGTTGCAGCATAGGTTTGAGCAACACCGTTAATCCATAACAATAATTTATTGGCTTCTGTAGCTTGCGTTGTATCAACAGCTAAAACAACGTGATACCACGATGAAGGGTCGCGGTAAACGGCACTGCTTTGACGAAACGATGTTGATGAACCATTTAAAAATAAATTGCCGCCCGAACCATACGCCATATAAAACGTAGTAGTGTCTGTCGAACCTGTATTACCACTTAATAAAACCTGAGACGAACCTAATTGCCCAAGTTTGACCCAAGCACTCCATGTCCATTTTGCTTGATTGGTTGGCGTACCAAATGTCCGATTTAAATACGCAGACGCACTCGCCCTCGTCCTAAGCGAGCGTGCAAGTTTGTACCCTGTATCACCATCATCAGCCAAGAATAAAGGATGCGTCATTATTTGCGATCCTTCACCAGCTTAAACGTGATCGTAGTAGACGAATCCACTTCATACACAAGCAGATCGACAGCGCTATTAGAGGCTGTCAGGGCTTGCACGACTCCGCCTACAGGTAGCCAATAAGAACCGTATGCAAGAGTCTTAGGTGCAGAGGCATGGTTCGTAAACTTGATGCGCCCTGATTGTCCTGCGACTAAGTTGGTTGGGTTGGCTAGGACTGTGTTTTCTGTGAGGGTATGGGTGAAATTACTATCCACCATATCTACAGCAATGGATCCGCTTGAGCTTGTCAAAGCTACAGGTGTCAACACATTCTTCTTAGCTGTAATGCTTGTGCCTATCAGAGCCCCTGTAAGGGTGCCTCCTGCAAGACCTAGGTAAGAGGCTACCGTTGCAGCCAATGCTCTCGCAGCACTGAAGTAGAGGTTGGTCGAGCCCTCAGGAACAACGTCTGTTGAACCAGGGGAATCTGAGATCACAATGTATGCAGATCCACTCCAACGATAGATCTTATTGGTATCCAACGCTGTGTAGATTTTGCCTGTCTCACCTGACGCAGGGAATGCTGCAAGGTTGGCATACTCAAGCACATCATCAACATAGCTTGGAAGGTTCGCTGATGGAACCTTATTCCCTGAGTCTAGAGCAGCATATCCATAAGCTGCACCTAAACCAAGATTTGCCCTTGCTGAGGCTGCACTGGCTAAGCCAGATAAGTTATCTACGTTCTGTGCAAAGCCAGATAAAGTATTTGCTGTATCACGAAGCTCAACCCGTGTACCTGAAGTCCAAGCTACACCAGAAGTGTTGTCTTGGGCTCGTACAACTGTCAGAGTATCTGAAGACCTACCTGTAACCTTAACCACTTCCCAACTTGATTCATTGAACTCAGCGTTCAATCCTACCAAGGTAAGCATGAAGAAGTCTGCACCAGCAAGCACAGGGAACTTAACACCTGAGCCAGTGGTAAGAACTAGGCTTGTTGCAGTCGTAGTTGTTGTAGCAGCAAGAGCCGAGGTAGCGTTATTGGTGAAGAGTTGAGTCATTACCTTTATCCTTAAACGTCTTTAACTTTCACACGGAACTCGTCTTGCTTGATCCGTCCATCAGCTGTGGTCATGGTTACAGTGACTTTGTAGGTAACTAAGTTGGCTCCACCTGAGAGCCAGATCTTGATCCTTGGATCATTGATGAATGTGGCATCCACTACTAACCCTGTTGGCTCAACTAAGATCACCGCACTTTGTACGTTGTCACCCACAGTCAACCATGCGACATAATCTATGTCGTAATCCAATACATCGATTGGTTGCTTGGGGAAGGTTCCTAGTCTCATCGCACTTACCTTTTAAAAACTAACTGGTGAGTGCCATACTCCGAGAGGCATAGGGCACGTTCATGTAACGTGATGGGGGAGCAAGTGAATCCGAGTTAGCCACTGCAAAGATCTCAGTGCTAATGACCATAGCCGTTGCTCGAACTTGACCCAGACGTACCGCTGTTGCTTTTGCCACAACACTTACTGCAGCTGCACTTGCAACCGTAGCTCGATATTGATTTCCTGTGACTGGTGTATTTGATGTGGCCTCACCACGGGTAATAGGCACATACGCATACGCTGTACGCAGAGGCTGCACAGTAGCCGTAGCTCCTGCAGACATACTCAGGCGAGGGTAGTAACGTGCGATGCTCTTAAGAGCGTATGCGGTGCTGGTAGCGTTAGACGTTGCACCTGAGTATCGAGTCTTTACTCCCACACAAGAAGCTGAGGCAGCAGCCGTACCACTGGCTCGACCAATGGCTAAGCGAGTACTTAAGGCAATCGTTCCAGTAGCGGTAGACAGCGTATTCGCAAAGCCATGGTGATATACAAAAGCATGACTCGATGCGACTGATTGAGCAAAGTCAAAGGCACCAAAGGTAGCAATGATCTTGGTTCGATCTTGAAGGGTGTATCCAGTAGCTCCTGCTTTAGCAAGAGGCACGAAGCCATCACGATTAAAGTAAGTATTGCCTGATCGCTTCACACTGGCTTCAGCACGTGTGTAAGCAGAGAGTCCGTAAGAGGTTCCTACCCGAGCAGCCACTATGATATGTGGCACAGCTTGGATAGAACTATTAATTGAATAGCTGATTCCCTTCGCAGGACGAATCCTGTGAGCATTGGCTAGGACAACCGTGCTAGATGCAGTCAGGTTAGATACATTACCAATGGCTTGAGCTGTTAAGGCTTCACCATAGGCTCTGGCATCACCACCTGCCTCACCAAATACGTTGCGTCGAACTAGTGCTACACCATAGGCAGAGGCTTGTCCTGAGACACGCCCTGCCATTGTGAATGTGGGAGCAATCGAGACTCCAGCTGAAGCCGTACCAGAAGCTCTAGCCTGATGGGTCTGGGAATGAACAATCGCATAGGAAGCTACAGCACTAGTGCTGACATTCCCAAAGGTTGTACGTACATAATTGGTGGATACAACTGAGGCCGCTGCAACGACTGCCACAACCAAAGCACGCTTAACCCATGAAGGCGCAAGCGTGCTGTTAATTGAGGAGCCGTTGAGTGTTCTCATTTAAGCGCCTGTGTGAGAATTAATCCAAACCAAACACAATGGCGTTACTTGCGAACGACAACACATCCCCTGGACTCAAGGTTTTAGGGGCAGAGAGTGCTGCATAGAACAATCGATTACCCGCAGTGGACGCATCAAACAAAGCCATGTGTGAGATCGTGACCGAAGCTGAAGCATTACCATTGGCTGGGAAAGTCAAGGCTGCGACATTCTTAGTCTGACCTGATACATCCAGAGCAGTCCAAGCGGTAGATTGGCGTGCATAACCAGAGAATGCTGTCTCAGTACCCGAAGTACCCTCACCGGGATCGGATTCAAATAAACCCATATACACAGTAACGGGAGGAGTGATTGCATTGTTTCGCAGGAAATGCTCAACAATCTTCTCTTCCATGTAATTGCTAAAAGCACCCATATCAAACCCCTTTTATATATCAGTAAAGAGACCTACATTAAATAAAATAATAGATTTTTATAATCTAATAGTCTTATTCTATACGATTAAGCAAGATAATCCCTAGATAATCAAGTTAATAATAAACTTGGATTATCTAATTAATCTTTCTTGTAGGTAGATTTAACTAATAAACACTGGTTTAACCAGTCTTGGGTTTCTACAGGAATACTAATTCCCTGCTCTTTTAAACTAAGAGTAAGCTTTAAAACAGCATCTAATTGATTACCAATATTGGGATATTTACGAGACCTTAATAATCGATAATCTTCTTTATGCTGGATTTTCAATTGTGAACTCCCTATCTAAATAAGGCCAAGCAGTGACTTTTACTTTATATACACCGGGGTGAAATAACTCTAAGTCAGCTGTAGAAGAGTCACAGTGGTACTCCGTACCATTAATTGCAATCGTACAGGGATGAACCATGCCCGATAGATAGTGATTGGAAACAACCATTGGATTAACAGGTCGATCTGTAACTTCTCCATTCAATACATACACAGGCTTATCTTGCCATTCTCCTGAGACGTAGGGCTTCTGCCCTTCTCGAGTTCCTTGTAACTTGTCATGCATATCCATGACATAGTCACTTCCCCAAGTCATACCAGTGATTTTGCCAGTTGGGTCGTAGAAAGATATGTACCTATTCATCGTTGGAAGAACATCCACATTGCTTGCCCACCTCTATTATTATCTTGTGAAAATTCAATATGATGATTTCCAGGGCCCATATTAAAAGAGGCTACACACGTACATGGCCCCCAATGATCAACATATTGCCCATGAATGTACCCATCATCATAAAAAATTATAATAGGGGCACCCGGAGCAACCCCCTTTCCCCCAGCGTCAGTATTAATTACTAGATTTGATTCGCTGTTAGATCCGTCTGAATAACCAATAACTACTAATGTGCCTCCAACAGAGGTACCGAAGTCTGCCGCCCCACCTAAACCAATTGATGCACCAAAACTCACTGCATTACCTTGAATTTTGAGAGTAGATATTTCGGCATTACCAATCTTGGCATTGGAAATGGCAGCATCCCCAATAAACGCTCCACCAATGACTGCAGCATCTATATACGTCCAGATATTGCCAGCATGGATCTTGCCCTTCATATTCCTATCGAAGTCAGCCCCCCATGTTGCATTATCTTCAGGGCGATTAGCTCCCGATACATTTGCCCAGATTGCTCGTTGTGCTGCACTAGCAATACTGGAGGTCAAATCGGAATTGCGAGTTCCATCAGCAGCGTAAGTAGGATTGAGTGAAATCCCAGAACCAAGGATGACATTGCCTGAATTATCTTTAACCGTGAGGTTACGGGTATCAATCTTGTCAGCCGTTAGCTGATGAATCATGGCATTATCAATATAAACAATACCATCATTAATAATAAAAGGCTTACGTTTATCAGCCTGTGTTCGACCAATCCAGAACAGATCTACATCAAATCCAGCCTCAACAGTCCGTCCATCGTTATAGGCTCCAAACCCACCTACCAAACCATTAACCGAAAGCTTGACCGTATAGAGAGCACCGATGGAAACAAGCTTCCCGTTGATCACTTGAACATTGGTCTGCATCAATTGCTGAACACTGGCTAAGTTATCCCCCAATTGAGATTGAACTGTGGTGATCTGCTGAGCCAAGGAACTATCTGCTGTAGACCTTAGATTGGTCTCAGTGAGTACCAAAGACACAGTCTGATCAAAGCTGGCTTGAAGCCCGTTATAGGCGTGAGCAAGCGTTGCATCCTCTTCTTGACGGTAGGTAACCTCTTGCGTCAACCCATCAGCTAGGAATGTAATGCGTTCGATTTCACCCTTTAAAGCCCGAGCTAAGACTCCGTTATCAATCCTATCGGTGAGTAACTCCATAATGCTATCGACCGTGGGATTAGCCCAACAAGAGGCTGGGCCTATTACATCCCCATAGGTTCCATTGACTGAGACAAACTTAATCCAATAATAATAAAGAACTGGATCCCCACCAGAGAATTGATCTAAATAAGAACTTCCAGCGACTACAGATAATTCAGCTGCATTATTAAAGTCAGCGTTCGTTCCCCGATATAACAGGGTATGAGCGACTGCAAATGGATTAAGCAAAGGGAATGTCCAAGAGACATGAATCCCACCAAATGTGGGACTGGCTCTCAGAATTGAATAATTACTAGGGTCTCCGGGTTTAGGTTGATTACTTAAACCTGTACCACAAACCATGCCCTGACTAATCATTAGCTTCGCTCCGCGAACGCTTTGTGCGATTAATAGAGTATATCTGTTTATATTAATAGATATACAATAAACCTCGCTCGATAATAATCCAAAGCATTATCTTCAAGAGCAAATTCCATGAAAGCAACGTATCAAAATCATTATCTCAGCGACTCCGACGTCGCTAACTTTGCTAGGCAAAGCTTCGCTAATCTAGCTGAGAACTTCACAGAAAAACAGAATAACAACTTAATCCGATTCCTAGCCAGAGGGATGGCTTCAGGTGATTGGGAAGGATTAATTGATCAAATGGTTAATACCGATGATCAAGGCGAGGCTAGAAAGCTCGCTGTGTACCTCAGATCGATCCCAGAACACTGGGTTCCATTCGGGCATCCACACATCTCCATCCGTATGCAAGCCCCTGTTCCCATAGCTAGACAAGCCTTTAAACACAAGATTGGCTTTGTGGAATCTGAGGAAAGTCGTAGGTATATTTCCTCGACTCCAGAGATATATATTCCTACCCATTTTCGACAAGCTGCCGAGTCAGTTAAACAAGGTAGCGCAGGTATACACCCTCAAAGTGATTGGCATTTAAAAATGTATGAATCTCATTGTGAAACCAGTTTGATTCTATATAGCCAAATGATCCTAGACGGTATTTGTCCAGAACAAGCCAGATTAATCCTACCTCAAGGTACGGAAGTTAATTGGCTCTGGACTGGTTCTCTGTACGCATTTGCTAATTTCTTTAATCAACGTACTGACTCCCACGCTCAAAGAGAGATTCAAGAACTTGCCTATTCAGTAGGCGAGATTATTGCTCCTTTATATCCCGTGAGTTGGCACGCCCTCACTCAGGGACAGTATTAATAAATAAACCCAATAATCTAAAGGAGCAGTATGAATAAAACAATCTATCCAAGCCAAATAGAATCTCCCACAGATTCTTATGTTGCCCGATACCCGTGGGCTACTGAAATGGCAATCTCCCAACAAGCCATCTTCTGGCCTGCTGAGGAGTTAGGTGTCGAGGACGATGAGCAGGACTTTCGTGTAGGGCTAAACGAATCTGAGCGTCATGGGGTATTAACAGCTCAATCTGTTCTAACCCAATATGAGCTGATGATCGGTGGCGAAGAGATGTGGGGTAACAGGATTGCCCGACTCTTTCCTCGTCCAGAGATCCAAAGGATGTGTGCGTGCTTTGCAAACGTAGAGTTGGGCAGCCACGCTCCTTTCTATAACTTGGGCAATGAAGTCATGGGTAACGCTACCGATGAGTTCTACACCCAATGGAAAAAAGACCCAATCCTTTCAGATCGGATTGACTTCATTAAGAGCTTTGCTGGAAGTAACAATCCATTAGAAGTCACAGCAGCTCTAGCCTTCCTTGAAGGTGCTGTGTTGTTCACAGCCTTTGGATACTTCAAAGGTTTCAACAGTCGAGGGTTCAACCTGATCCCTCACTTTGTAGCTGGAATCGATGGCTCAGCTAAGGATGAGAACTTTCATTCCATCGCTTCTGCCAACCTGCATCGCCAGTGCAAAGCTGAGCGTAAGTCAGAGGGTAATCACAGCCTTCTAGATAACGTCTTACTGAACGACAAGATCTGGGAAATGGCTCAGACCGTGACTGACCATGAACGTCGAATCAATGATCTGCTCTTTGAGATCCCAGGTAATCGAGTCGTGACTAAGGAAGAACTCAACCACTTCTTAGAGGATCGAATCAATGTGGTCTTGGGTCGCTTAGAGATGCCACCTATGTTTGATCACACCAATGGTGTCATCTCCAACTGGTTCTACCAACAACTGTCTTCTGTGAAAGTCCCAGACTTCTTTGCAGCCACCCAACTTCAGTACAGCCGTAATTGGGCTAAGCACCGTCTAACTTTCAGGAAGGAACTCGCTGATGTCATTTGATCCAACAGGGCTAGATCCCGCAACACTTCATAAGTTTGAACGACTAAGCATTGAACGTAAAGAACTACAAGCCAAGGGTGACTTACCTCTCTGGTATTCAACCCAAGGCTGGCAGATGTTTAAGAGTAAGTACGCAGTCGTTGGTGAGGCCGCAGTCAAAGGCCGACACCAGACTATTGCTAAGACTCTGGCTCGCCATATGGTGGGTGAGGAAGAACTCTGGGAAGGGAGATTCTTTCGTGAGCTCTGGGATGGGGTCTTATCTCCAGCTTCACCAGCACTGTCTAACACAGGCACCACTCGAGGCCTCATGGTTTCATGTTCTGGACAAAAGGTAGAAGACGATGTTGACTCTTTTTATTCAAACCTACGTGAGACTGCGCTCCTATCTAAGCAAGCGTTTGGAACCAGTGGAGAGTTCTCCTCCATTCGAGCTAGGGGCACTCCTATTAGTCATGGTGGCTTTGCTAATGGCCCTGTAGAAGTTATCGAAGACTTCTTTACCTGCGCCAGCAAGATCAGCCAAGGTGGGAATCGTCGTGGAAGCTTCGCAGCTTACCTAGACATTGAACACCCTGACTGGCATGAAGCTATCGATAAACTTGTGGCTGAACCCAATGGTCGTAACTATGGCTGGGTGGTTCGAGACACGTTTATCGAACGTCTCTTAGCCGATGATCCAGAAGCACGGGAGCGATTCACCAAGGCTCTCTACGTCAAGCTCATCACAGGCAAGGGTTATATCTTCTGCGTAGACAAGGCTAACCGTCATCGTCCTCAGATGTACAAAGACCATGGCTTAGAGATTGTTGCTACGAACCTGTGTACTGAGATCATGCTTCACTCGAGCGAAGAGCTTACTTACTCTTGCATCCTGTCCTCACTGAACCTAGTGCATTGGGACAGGATTAAAAAGACAGACTCTGTGTTTATAGCAACGGTCTTCCTAGACTGCCTATGCTCAGAGTTTATCCAAGCCAGTGCAAATATCCCTGGCATGGAGAAGGTTCGAGAGTTCACCATCAAAGGTCGTGCAGTGGGTCTAGGAGCAATGGGTTTTCATACCTACCTCCAAGCCAAGGGCATACCTTACATCGGACTAGAAGCCCAGTTCTTGTCTACCGAGATGGCTCGACATATTCAAACTCAATCTCTTGAGGCTAGTGAATGGTTAGCCAGATTTCATGGTGAGCCTGAATGGTGCGTGGGTTATGGGGTCAGGAACACCCATAGAACCGCCTATGCACCGACCAAGACCACAGCCCTACTTATGGGTGGTGTGAGTGAATCGTGGTTCCCAGACCCCGGTATGGTCTTTGATGCAGGCTCCTCAGTTGGAGAGCTTCGTCGAATCACCCCCATCATTTATGAGCTGATGAAAACCAAGGGTGTTTATAACGAAGCCACGATCCAAGACATCATCGATCACTTGGGAAGTGTGCAGCACGTTCTCTGGCTTAACGCTGAAGAGAAACTAGTCTTTCTAAATGCATTCGAGATGGATCAAAAGATTCTTCTACGCCATGCATCCCAACGCCAACTCCATACCTGCCAAGGTCAGTCACTGAATTTCTATGTGCCTGAGGATGGAAGCGAGGATCTGATTGCCGAGCTAATGACGCTTGTTCTATTAGATCCAAACTGTTTGAGTCAGTATTACATCTATTCCCGAAGCGGGGTGGTAGTTAAAGATGAATGCATTGCTTGTGCAGCATAGTTAGTAAACAGGCTCACTCCGTGAGCTTGTATGCACAACAAAGGGAGAGGTCGATTCTGATCTCTCCACACAGCGTCCAAGACGCCGGGACACTAATGACCACCAGATGCAAATCGATGGGTTGTACTACACCTGTAACACCACCCAATGACTTCTGCACTACCTGCCTAGAGAACACTGCTAACGCAGATGAAACGCTCTCAGAGCGAAGTCTTTCAGCACGCTACCCAGCCTATTACAGGGATGTGGGGGATATGACAGAAGTAGATGTATTCGCCGTACATCACTTATTTCAAATCCAAGATTTTTCAGGCTGCTTACACCACGCCAGCAAATTACTCCTTTTATCCGGAGTCCTTACTGTTGGGCAATCCACCTACACAAATATCAAAGAAGCTCGGGATTCGTTAACCCGTTGGCTTCACCTCAATGACAGTCAACGCAAGGACACCCAATGACCCAGCTTTACTCCAATGTGAGTGAGGTGCCGCTATCACTAGCGGTATTCCTTGCCACAGATAACTATGACTACAACCCAGATCCTAATACGATCTCGGCTACCACCCTCATCAAACCCTTACGTCAGATCATCCTAGGTGCTCGAGTTCCTGTTACAGATTCGATTGTGGATCTTAGACGCATGGCACCATCTCGCATTGGCTCAGCGATCCATGACGCTATTGAGCGTGCTTGGCTAACCAACCATCACTCAGCGATGCAGTCTCTAGGATTCCCCTTAAAGGTAATTGATCGAGTCCGTATCAATCCAAGTAATGATGATCTCTTTGAGGGTTGTATCCCTGTGTATCTCGAGCAACGGGGACATAAACAAGTCGGCAAATATACCGTATCAGGTAAGTTTGACTTCGTAGGTGATGGACGAGTAGAGGATTTCAAATCTACCAAAACCTACACTGCAATGAAACATACGAACGATACGAATTACATCCTGCAAGGAAGTATCTATCGTTGGCTCAGGCCAGACATCATTACCGAAGATCAGATGGCGATTCAGTTCCTATTTAAAAACTGGGAACCCCATAAAGCCAAGGCTGATCCAACCTACCCACAAAATGACATCCTCACTCGAGTCTTAGATTTAAAGACTGTTAGTGAAACAGACGCATTTGTGCGAGGCAAGCTCCACAAGATTGAACAATATTGGGATGCTGATGAGGATGAGATTCCTCAGTGCTCAGATGAAGATCTGTGGCGAAGCGAAGCTGTATTTAAGTATTACAAGAATCCAGCAAAGACTACTCGCAGCACTAAAAATTTCACTTCTTACCAAGATGCCATGCTCATGTACATCGAAGACAAAAGTGTGGGCATTGTTAAAGAAGTCCCTGGTCAAGTCACGGCTTGCAAGTATTGCCAAGCCTTCCCTGTATGTACACAAAAAGATGCCCTGATTGCTCAGGGTGATCTCATTCTATAAGGAGCTTTAATGCTACCTAACCTTGCACCTGTAGCACCACGCATTCCGATGTTACTGCCGCCTGATCAGATGACCTTTCATCCCATGGCTGAGAAGTTAGTTACCTTGCTATGCGACAAGACGGATAATCCAAACCGATTATTCTTTCGAGTCATTGTTGGGTATTTCTTCTGTATGGCAGCAGCACAGATGCGAATCAACATTGCCACCAAAGGTAATGGAGATCTTCCCGTCAGTATGTTTGCCTTAGCTCTTGGCCCCTCAGGTACGGGGAAAACCAAGTCCTGCAATATTATGAAGAATGATATTTTGGGTAAGTTTAAAACTCGCTTCTTAGAAAAAACCCTACCCCAAGTAGCAGAAGCCAATCTTAACAAGCTCGCTTTGTATCGTGCTGCAAGAGATGGAATTGATTTTGACGATTCCCTTCTGAAAGTACAGGCTGAATACAAAGCCTGCGGTAAGTTTCTATTTAGCTTTAACAAAGCAACGGGTGCAGGTATTGACCAGATGCGTCACATCTTGTTAATGGCTAAAGCGGGTTCAGTCAATCTACAGATTGATGAGATTGGTTCGCACCTTCTTAATGAAACCGAAGCCATGGCCTCTTTCTTAGAGCTCTATGACCTTGGTTTAATGGATCCAAGGTTGCGCTTAGAAACAGCAGTCAAATCTCGGAACGAAGAGATCGCAGATCGTACGCCTACCAATATGTTGTTGTTTGGTGTACCTAATCGATTGTTTGATGGTGGTAAGACTGAGGAAGGCTTTGTCTCACTATTAGATACAGGCTATGCAAGACGGTGTTTCTTTGGCTCCTCGCCACGTATTGATTCACAAAATCAACTCACGCCTGAGGAAGTCTACGATCGTCAAACTAGCCCAGCGAATGATGCACTCATTGATCAAATTTCTGAGATATTTGAAAACCTTGCTGATCCAATCCATATGTATCGCAACCTGACTATCTCGAGAGAGACTAGTATCTTGTTGATTGAATACAAGCAAAAATGTGAACGGGAATCTGCAGAGTACAGCGACAACCAAGAGTCTCATGCCCATGAACTTTATCATCGCTATTTCAAAGTCTTAAAGCTTGCAGGAGCCTATGCCTTTGTAGATGAATCTCCTTCGGTCACACCAGACCATATCCATAACGCAATCAAGTTGGCTGAAGAATCTGGTGAAGCCTTTAACAAGATGCTCACTCGGGATCGTAATCATATGAAACTGGCTAAGCATTTAGCCAACATTCGTTGTGATGCAACCCAAGCAGATTTAGTGGAAGACTTGCCCTTCTATAAAGGGACAGCCCCTGCTAGAGCTGAGATGATGTCCTTAGCTATTTCTCATGGCTACCGGAACAACATCATCATCAAGAAAACAATCTCTGATGGAATCGAGTTCTTTCGTGGCGAGACTCTCAAAGAGACTGATATTAATAAGATGGTTGTGGGTTACTCCACAGATATCACTACTGATTACTGTGCAGAGTACGCACCCTTTGATCAGCTCCATGTGTTGACCCAACACCAAGGCTTGCATTGGGTATCTCACCATCTAACGGGTGGGTACAGGAATGAAGAGAATGCAATCCCAGGATTTAACTTGGTGGTCTTAGACGTAGAAGGAAGCGTCAGTATAAAAGCCGCTAAGGAGACTCTCAAGGATTACAAATTCTTACTCCATACCACCAAGCGTCACACGGATCAGGAAAACCGATTCAGAATCATTATGCCAATTAACTACAAACTAGCCCTTGATGCTAAGGACTATAAGAGTTTTATGACGCATATCTACCAATGGTTGCCGTTCGCTGTAGACACTGCCACCAACCAGCGTTCTCGCAAGTGGCTCGCCCATAACGGGAGCTATGAGTACAACGATGGTGAAGTGTTAGATGCCCTGCCCTTCATTCCTAAGACTTCAAGAAATGAGGAATACAAGGCTAAATACGACTCTCAGCAATCCATGGATAACTTGGAGCGTTGGGTCATCAACAACATTGGCGATGGGAATCGTAACAATATGTTGCTGCGTTTTGCTTTGATCTTGGTCGATGACAACTATGACCATGAAGAGATTCGCACTCGAGTGATGGCACTGAACGACAAGATCCCTGACAAGTTACCTGAAGCAGAGATCATCGGAACCATCATGATGACAACCATGAAGGCGCTTTCCAAGCGCTAGGTGCGTGGCATACAAACACTTTTATAAAGGAGTCCATTAGTGGCAACTCAATTTAACGACCACTTAGTTTTACTGTGCGGGAAATCCGCTACAGGTAAGTCAGCCTCTTTCATGGATCTAGCCAATCCAGAAGGGGTGATGTATCTGAACTGTGAATCTGGTAAGAAGCTTCCCTTCCGATCCAAGTTCAAAGAGTACGTCATCACAGACCCATTGCAGGTGTATGAAGCATTTGAGTCTGCTGAGAGTAAGCCAGAGATCCACACAATCATTGTCGATAGTGTGACCTTTCTCATGGATATGTACGAGTCGGTCTACGTCAACGGTGCAGCTAACACGATGCAGGCTTGGGGTCAGTTCTCCCAATACTTCAAGAACCTGATGCAACAGTACGTAGCCAAGTCTACAAAGAACGTGATCTTTACAGCCCATACCGCTGACACCCTCAATGAGGGCGAGATGATTATGGAAACTAAGGTTCCTGTGAAAGGCTCTTTAAAGAACAATGGTATCGAGAGTTACTTCTCTGTCGTCATTGCCTCTAAGAAGGTGCAGCTCAAAGTTCTGAAAGACTACTCCTCGAGTATGTTGACCATTACCCCTGAAGAGCAAGCACTTGGATTCAAGTATGTCTTCCAGTGCAAGCTCACCAAAGACACAGTCAACGAAAGGCTACGTGGCCCATTAGGACTCTTCGATACTAAAGAGACCTACATGGACAACAATATGCAATTAGCCTTGAACCACTTACACGCCTATTACGCGTAAGTAACCCCTAACCAAAAACCTTAAACATTAATCACAGGAAATACAAACTATGAATATGCTTGCAAATCTGACCTCAGACGAAACCATTGGCGAAGAGAAAGACTCCGTCGGTGGTAGTGGTGGCCCAGTTGAATCGGGTCTTTATAACCATACCGTAGCCATGGCTTATTTGAATAAGTCAGCAGGTGGTGCGATGGGCTTAGTGTTGTCTCTGAAAGATCAGAACAACAAGGAAGTGCGTCAAACCTTGTGGATGAGCTCAGGCACCGCCAAGGGTGGCAAGAACTACTACGAGAAAGATGGTGTCAAACACTATCTCCCCGGCTTTAACTTGGCTAACAGCTTGTGTCTACTTGCTGTGGGTAAAGAGATCTCAGGCATGGATACAGAAACCAAAGTGGTCAATGTGTATTCATACGAAGCTAAGGCGGAAGTCCCTACCAAGGTCGAAGTCTTGATGGATCTATTGGGTAAAGAGATTGTCACAGGTCTGATTAAACAGAATGTTGACAAGACCCGTAAGAATGATCAAACAGGTGTGTACGAAGCAACGGGTGAGACCCGTGATGAAAACGAGATCGATAAGTTCTTTCGTGCTGCTGATCGCATGACTGTAGCTGAAGTCCGTGCCAAGTCTACGGAAGCCGTATTTGCTAACACTTGGGATGCTAAGTGGACTGGCAAAACCAAGGAGCGTGCCAAGGGTGCTCAACCTGGCTCAGGACAAGGCGTTGCAAATGCTCCGAAGGGCTCAGGTACTCCAATTGCTAAGAAGCCCTCACAGAGCCTTTTCGCAGCCTAAGCAGTCACCCTCACTTTAATAAGGTAAACCCATGACTCAATCTATACCAGAAACCAAGATTGCCCAGTCTGAGTTGATCGGCATTGCGGATCTTGATCAGTTCGTAGCGATGCTCTCAGCGTGGCATGGTAATCGTGTAGCACAGATGAATCAGCTCATGGATATTCCCGAGGATACAGAGGCGACTCTCGATTCTCAGTCTCAACCCGTGATACTAACGGGAGATGTCCGAGTAGGATTTTTGATCGGCATCACCACGGGGTTAGCCATTCTTGGCAAATTACCCTTCGTGGCTGAGCTGGAACCAGAAGCCTCTGATGCGTGATCCCATTCAGGTAGTCGGGTTCGATCCGTCACTCAGACATTGGGGTGTGGTCAGAGGTCTTCTATCTTTGAATGGGCAAGGCAAACTCACTCTGCAGAGTGTGGATGTCATTAACCCTGAATTACCCAAAGGCAAGCAGGTGCGCCAAAACAGTGTTGACTTGGAAGCTGCCAAGCAACTCTGTGCGGGTGCCTTGGCTGCGGCTCAGGGAGCTCAAGCAATATTCGTAGAAGTACCAGTAGGAAGCCAAAGTGCTCGAGCGATGGCCTCTTACGGTATCTGCGTGGGGATCCTTGGGGCATTACGTGCCACAGGGATTCCCTTCTTTGAAGTTACCCCAACGGAAGTTAAGTTGGTAAGCGTAGGCAGGAAAACTGCAACTAAACAGGAGATGATCCATTGGGCAATGGCTCAGCACCCTGAAGCAGACTGGCCTACTTATATTCAACACGGAAAGGTGTGCGTCACAGAATCCAAAGCAGAGCACATGGCTGATGCAACTGCGGCGATCTATGCCGGACTAGCCAGCAATCAGTTTAAACAAATGATGCCCTTTCTATAAACCTTAAACACATAAACCATGCAAATTCAATTAAACCAAACTGAAATCATCACAGCCCTCAAAGACTATGTGATCAAGCAGGGTATTAACCTGCAAGGTCGCTCGGTTGAAATCGTGTTCACTTCAGGAAGGAAAGAGAATGGAATTAGTGCTGATCTGTGCATCAGTGATGATGCAAGTGATTTTCCTGTTTTCACTAGTGAAGAAGTACAAACTGGTGTTGTTGGTACCGTGGTCGGAAGCATTACTTCTGCTCAAGATACTTTCAACAATGCAGTCTCGGCGGAGAGCCTACTAGATGCACCTGCAGAAGTAGATGCTCCTCCAGTGAAACCTACCAGCTTATTCGGTAGTTAAGTAAAACCCTATGATGGATTCCCTTAAAGGAGCGAGTGCTGTTGTACTCGCCATCATAGCGACCATAGTGGGAGTGGCATTCATTGCACTCGTCATTGTGGTCGGTTTCTTCTTGCGTATTATCCTAAGCATTGCCTTGGCAGGAGGTATCGTCTACCTGTGTATTCTTGGTTATATGCAATCACAAAAGAAGTAAAACTGGTAAGAGGAAAGCCCCTCACAAGGGGGCTTTCTTATTCCTAGTTACCTGAATAACCCCATCGCATACTTGATGGGTAGGATGTGTTCTACCGCACCAATGAATCGTAATGGCCCTGACCTAAACGGGTTATTCCCAAAGCGACTAAACGCTGACCCATCCATCACTGTTGGCATTAAGTTTAAATAGTTATTGCCCATCAAGGTCATCAGCACCTTTACGGGATGTTCTCGAACCAAGGAAGCCAACACTCTTTGCATCGATAAGAAGTACTTGGTAAATGGCAAGATCCCGATGTCATCTAGATACTGGATACCTTTAGGCAGCGGGATGTCGTAGTTCACAAAGGATTCAGAAGATACCCGTGCAGCTTCTTTCTTGCTCAAGGGGTCTTGGCTCTTTGTGGTCAAGTGTTGATACAAAGTGTATCGAGCCACGAAGTCACTCATCTGGGTCAGGTTAGCCAACATCTTGTAGTGTGGCGTGTCCTTAGTCATGTAGAGCTGCTTACCGATGTTTAAGACTGTTGGATTAAGGGAAGCAACATTAGCCTTAATGTTCTTCACAAAGTTAGAGTCATAAGCGTATGTGTCATCCTTAATGTTAACGTCTTGCACGATGGTAGGCATCAAGCCAGAGTCCATAAGTTCGGTCACTGGGTTACGGGCGATCTTGTCTTTTAGGACTAAGATCCGTTGTTCTAAAGCTTTCCTATTACCCACGTTGTAGTTAGTATCCAATTGAGTCTGAGCTTTAAACAACTCCTCGCTCACCTCTTGATACTCTCGGGCTGCGGTAAATGCTGTCTTATGGTGCTTAGCAATATCCACCAATGAGATATCGTGCATCATTAAGAGCGTGGCATTACTCCAGACATTACCCATCATCACGATTCCAGTCTTAACCACAATCGCATTCTTGGTTTCATCAGAGATGGTCTTCCACGCATCCTCGGCTCGTTTAACAATCACCCCTGTACGCTTGGCATACTGCATGGCTTGGGCTGGATCCATTCCAAGTTGCAGTCTAGCGTACCCTGCTACGACAAAGGTAGCAATCGAGACAAACAGATCTTCATAAGCATTCCTTGTAGAAGGGTCTTTATCAAACATCTCGGACAGGCTAAATTTCCTATACCCAAATGTCAGATTCATCATGTCGTTTCTAACCAGCATGGCTTCCGTTCCCCACACTCTTCTTATCTCCTTCTTTGTGGCCTCAGGAAGCAAGCGGTAGACTTCCCGCATGGCTGGGTCTCGGCTATTAGGGCCTACTTCTACGTATGACACAGACCGTCCTGCATAGTCCACTGAGTAGTGGTCATGCAAGGCTTGAATAACCTTAGCGTTATGTTGGGCAGAGGTAATCTTATCGAATGTGTTGCCAGCAAATACCCCAAGTACGTGTTCAAAGTTATTGTTTCGCTCGAGGATTGAATCCTTACGGGCATGGCTCATTTCATAGCGATAGTTAGAAATATCCCCTTCGCTTGTTAGTGTAGGAATCATGAACGTCCCAGTGACGTTTCGTGGATCAAATGTATCGCCATTTTGAGCCATCCAAGCAATGGCGTTTCTTTGAGATCCAGTGACTCTTACGACTTCACTGGCATTCCAATCTCCCTTAGGTTTATAGAACCTACGTTCTTTTCCAATCTGAGCAGAGCCTTTAGCTTTCATGTCTTTCAAGGAAATCATCCCTGTAACATGAGCCACCATCCCTGAGTCCTCACGTACATACAATTTTTTTACGGTCTGAGGATCGGGGTCATTAGGATCTTTGGGCAAAACACCCCCCACTGAGTAGCCCTTGTCAATTAAGTTCCGACCCTCGACATCACCTGCTACTTGGATGTCTGTTCTTGGGTTATATACCTCTGGTAAATAGCCCTTGGTACGCAATACCTCGCTGCCATCAAAGAGCTTATCTTTTGAATCTTTGAGTAAGTGTGCGTGCATGGCAAGGGTTGCGGCAATCCCGTTCTCACCATTGGAGCGTGCTGACTCATCGAGCAACACATCTCTGGATGTCTCACGAAGCACTGTGGGTGAATACTCAATCGCCCAGAGAGACACCAAGGGATCTACCAAGGCTTGGACTGCAGCCTCTTCTGCTACGGTTAACTGACCCATTGTGGGTGTGTTGTACATCCGTGCAATATTCAAAGCGTTCAGCATAGAGTTCTCATGCGTGGCTTTTCCATTAGCCAAGATGAATGCAAGTTGCTTGGATTGACCCAAGAACTGTTTATAGAACTGGGGATGTAAGGATTTCAGACTATCTTCAAGCTTCGTAATCTCGTCTTGGCGTTGTGTCCCGTTGCCCAAGAACTCAGCTAACTGAGCCATGGTGTAGCCTGCTGCTAAGAGTGACTGGGCATCAGAACGTACCAAGGAAGTAATGGCTTTCTTCTGGATCTGTGTCAGATCCTGCCCACCATTACGATATGCAGCCAAGAGAAGCGTAGCTGTGTTGTCGATGAATGCTCGACGATCCGCTTCTAGCTTCTTACCCATACGGAACAACTCCTCCATCTGAGACGTTGGCCCACGCACATAAGCCACAGTATCTGTGAAGAGGTCTGGCTTACCACCATTCAATGTAGCGTAGTAGTTCATGCCATTATTAATGATCTGGTTAACCCTACCTCCAGAGACCGCGTTAATCACAAACCCTACGCCTTTCACTGCCCCATTGTTGCTTCTTGCGGCGGCTGCCCCTACTTTATTGATACCCGTGTTAGCCGCGTTAAGAACATTATTGGACACATTCTGTAGACCTGTGAACAGAGCATTTTGTCGAGCCATGGCTGCAGCACGTTTCTTAGCTTCAATCCCAACCAAGGTATCAACTAATTTCTCTAACCTGGCATCAGGTTTGTCACCCGGTTTGATTCCAGTCTGCTTGTCACTGAACCAAGCCAAGATCTGATCAAACAAGGCCTTCAGACGGGCTAGAAAGCTCGTTGGTGCAGGGGTAGCCGTGGTAGTCAGCCCAGATCCTGTCATGCCCTGCAGGAGCTTATTAACCCCTTCATGGGCAAGACCCATTGCAGCGAATCTGCTGAGATGGGCTAATCGATCTGAATTAGCATGTGTATTTCCTGCGGTTGATGGGTTGGTGCTTGGTAGAGCCTTAGCCATGACAAATAAGAAGTCATACAACTCTTGGGCTGTATCCTTCTCTACCTGCGTGGCTGTGTTCCAGTCACCCTGATGGAAGTCCTTAGGCGCAAGGTTCGCTTTGGCTTCGTTGTACAGAGCATCCAAGCCTTTGTAGGCAAAGCTCTGGGTATTCTCATTACGATCAATCGCTGCTCTGACTGTGGCCTCAACCTGCTCGATGACGAACCCTTCCTGTTGGCTGAACTGAAAGCCAGAGGCAATGGTGGCTGATGCAAAGGGGGCTTGTCCTGTAGCCAGTGCTTTGAGGTATACGTCTTGAGCAGATAAGGCTTGACGATCCATTAAGGATTCATGCAAGACTCCCGCTGTGCCATGCAGCTTATTGACGATCCCGCTGAGTAGGTCTCGCAGCTGGCTATCAAAAGCTAGGGGTGCGGGAGAGACTCCTGCCAAGGAATCGTATATCTCTGCGGTGGTATAGAAAGCTGGATCTGGAGCCGTATGGGTTTGGCTTCGATTCAGGGTTTCGTTAATGGTCTGGCTTTGCTTGTTCTCGGCCTCAGTAAATAAATCAGACACGTTAGTAATCAAGATACTTAAACCAGAACCAAGAATCTCTGCCTCACGACCTTCTGTTTTCTTAAACAGGATTGCGACCAATGCATTAATCATGGCTTTTAAACCAGTGATTGCATTGTTGTTGGTGCGAGAAGGAACCCCTTGCATCTTGTTTAAGACTTCTTGTTGGAAGGCTGTGTTTGTCATTCCCCAAGCAATAAGCTCATCGATGCTACTGACTGCTGGCCCGTATTTAGCGGCTAACTCTGGGTCAGCATCGATATGTTTCTTAGCCAAATAACGAAGAAGCTCCAAGTCATCGATGATGGCAAGTAATGGAGTCTTACGGGTTGGATTCCTTTTCCGTGCATCTTGCTCAGACTTAATGGTTCGAGCTACAGCACTGTGGAGAATCTCATGCAGGAGGGTTTCCGTGGTTAAGCCAGAGTGTTTAAAGTCTGTAGAGAGAATGTAGATCGTATCCACACCATCGGTTGTGGCAATGTACCAAGCCCGTGCGTTGTCTTTGGCCTGCTGGATAACTTGGCTAGGTGCTGTGAATGGCGTGACATAACGAATGGTAAGCGTTGGGCTAATCAACTTACTGATCCGGTTAAGCATCTCCAAATTGAAGTCTTTGACGTTACTTGGGCCACCTTGCTCAATCAACCTATCTTTTAAAGCACGAACCAATTGTTCGCCTTTAACATTGCCCCGTTTCTCAAAGAAGTCTACCCAGTGAGCCTCACTCTTAATGTCTGGCGTACCTTGAATACCCCACAAGTTAGCAGGAATCTTACTGGCTCGATCCATGAGTAACTGAGCAATCTCTGCACGGTTAGCAGGCTGTAAGACCTTTAAGGCTGTCACCAAGTTCATGGCACCCTTGGATTCTCGCAACTTAGTCATGACCTCTTTAAGCATCTCAACAACAGTCTCGCCCAAAGACTTATCCTTGACTGCGTGTGAGAGTAAGGCAAAGGCTTGGGCGTTAGTTAAATGGTCAGCAACCGTGTCGTTGATACTTGCATCTTCTCGGCTCTCTGTACGCAGGTCTTCCAACTGTTGTTCAGTTACGCCATATCCTTCAGGATCGAGTTCAATATTGAGAGTCTGAGCAATCTTTTTATTCGCAGCGATTGTTGCTGCAGTGATCGCAGTTTGGAGACGTTGTTCAAGACTATCAACAGCAGCTTGTGTCTCAGGATCAATCTCAGAGACCAGCTCAGCTTTCTTGGCTAGAGCCGCTTCTCGTAACTTCTCATCCACTGCAAAGTTTCCACCCTCAAAAGTGTACTGGTCAATTGATGCTGTCAGACCCAAAGTAGAGAACTTCATACTGTCAGCACGAAAAGACATATTCTTCATCAGGGCTAAATGGATCCCTAGAAACTCATGGGGATCAATTGGCACATCCGTATCTGGCCCATTAAAGCGGTAAGTCTGCTCGACAATAGATGCAGCAAAGAGGGCTAGTACATCTTTAGAGACTTCCTTCTTGGCAAGCATACTTTCCATACCCAGAATGTTACGTACGAATGCCTCGTACATTTCTGTGGCTGGGGAATAGTTCAATAACAGTTTCCACGTAGCAGCATTAAGAAGCTGTGCAGTTTCTTTAGTCTTTCCAAGCCCTGTAATCAATGCATCATGTTGGTTAAGCGCATTCATCGCAGCCTGTACTGAATGCGAGATATAACTATCTGAAGCCTGAATTAAGTTAGGCAACATTGCTACACCAGGGCCCACTTGGTTGGTTTGCATTGCAGCCATGTTGACGCGGGATCTACCCAAATCTTTAATTTGGGTTCCAAATTGGACTTCAACTTGGTAGTTTGGATCTTTTGATAACTTTCTTTCAGTCTTACTAATAAACAATCCTGCCTCTAGTTGATTGCTTTCTTTAGAGAACAAACTATGTACGATTGGGTAGACTGCTAAGACACGTTCTTTTAATACCTTTTCCTGAGCAGCATTCAAATCGTGTGTTTGCCTAGCAGAGATTTGAGACATTTTCCCATTCTTACCCCTACGTTCAAAGGCGGGATTAACATCAAATTCCCCAAGCTCAGTCAGCTCCTTGATGTAGTCTTTGCGAGCCGTATCGTAGACTGCCTTATAGATTGAAAAGGTCAAGCCAGCTGTGGCTGTAAAGATCTGTGTCCTAAATGTGAATGCATGGAAGTCACTCTTCACAGTCTCTTTGACTGCTTTGCCAAGAGTCTTTATAAACTTGTCCTTCATTGCTGCTATATCCGCACTACTGAAGTCTTTATCCAAGATTGTTTGTGCGGTATCGTTCGAGTTAAACTTTGTGTCTGTTCCGTACAAAAGACTGTTTAATTCTTTGATCAACTTAGCCAACGTCATGTGAGAGAGATCGTCTTTAGCCACTTCCTCGATACGGGCGTAGACGCTTTCAATGAAAACCTGTGCCATGTTATCCACGGTGGTTTTAGAAGACGAGCCATAGACCACCTCTTGGGTAGGCTTCTTCATCATGTTTCGACCGACAGAATTGACACCCCCTGTTTTAGGGTCGGTCAAACTCTTGGTGAATACCTGAACGGTATCCTTAATAAAACCAAAGACTTTCTTTTCTGTGATCAACCATTGAAGAGTCCTAAGCAAATTCCCTGTACCTTTTTCGTACAGGTCTAGATTGCCTTTACCTTTCCAGATATTGAACTGTGTATCTGGATTACCGACTTCAAAGAATCCCCCACGATTGAGGGTCTTAAAGAGCTCTGCAGGGCTTGATCCCACACCAAAGAAGGCATTAGCCAGCATTGGGCCATTCGTCTTACCATCACGCTCTGCGGGGATCTGAACCGTGAATGTATCTGAATTAGTCTTAACCGCTTCAGAGAAATGAGCCAAAGCAATTAATGAATTCAGAGAATGAAGATTCTCTTTGCCTTTCTTAACCAGTGAAACTATCTTCTGTTGCTCAGCATCGGTAAACGGTTCTGGATCAACACTAACCATACGTTGACGCAATATCTCGACCGCCTCTACTACATCGGCCTGTGCAAACCGATCTTTGATTGTTACGAGGCTTACTGCATTTGGAACATTGTCTGTTGCAATACCAAAACCCTCTGCAACTCCCAAATAGAAATTATCCATTTGTGCAGAGTCATTCCTATCAATCTTGGTTTCCCAATCAGGCTGGTACGACTGTTGACGCTGAGCTTTACTCGAGTTAGGGTTAAAGCCATTCGTCGCAATTCCGACTCGGTGTTGTTTCCACACTGAGTAATCCAAGAAGTACGGCTGCCCTAAGTCCTTAGTCCCTGTGGTTAAAAGAATCGTACCAAGTTCCCTGTACTGATCAAACTCTCTTTCTAGACTCTGGTTCTTGGCTTCAACCGATAACCTGCGTCCTTTTTGCGCTTGGGTACTATCTTCTTTCCCCATCATCTCAAGGGTAAAATCTCGAGTGAACCCCCCTAAAACGTGCCAGACATCTTGCCGTAACTTATTCACTTCTTTTAATTTCTTATCAATAATCGTACCCAACGTATCAGGAACTAATTGATCAGAGTTCTTAGCATTGACTTGGTGGGGTTCTAATGGCTCAAGGCTTGGCCATCTGGTAGCTGATTCAATAGAGAACACTTTATCTAAGATACCTTGCGTACCCTTCACAGAGTCTACGATCTGTTGCAACTCACCTGTTAATGGACGCTGCAGATCTGTGGGCTGTCCTTCCCGCGCTAAAGTAAAGTAAGACAGGTTTTCAAGCCCTGTGTAATTGGTCGTGGTATCTGATCCACCAGTAGAGCTATAGCCCCTCATTGCACTGATATCTGTGGCATCAAGGAGATGGCGTTCAATGTAGCCTTGCTCGATGAGAAGCTTCATAACATGAGCTCCCATCGATGTCTTAATCTGAGCAGGTAAGTTATTCCAAGTCTCCATATTCTTGACTTGTAAACCAAGAGCTTCATAGGCTACTTGCCCTGCTGCATTAGCCAGTAGATCCTCAAGCGTACCGATCCTACCCAAGGCTCTCCATTCCTCAGGCGTAACCTCATGGTCAGCCAAACGACCCAGCATCTTATTGATTGTGGCTTGACTATTTAACTCCCCATTTCCTGCCATGTCTTGAATGGTAGAAAATGCTGCATAAGCAATCGCAGTCTTGTAGTTCTCATCTGCATCAAACTTGCCTGTAGGTTTACCGTTGGCATCTAAGACCTCGGTATAGAGAAATTGCAAAGGATCGTTATCCGCGTAGTAAGTAGGATCTGCCCGCTTAAACAAAGCTTCTTGAATCGTTGGGAGCCATGCCATGGCTGTCTTAGCAAAGAAAGCAACAGCTTCTTGTTGACGCTCAGATAACTCCTTACCCTTCACAAACTGTTCAGCAAGGGTTGGTTCAGCCAAGAGTGATGTCAAGAAGTCACGAACCTTAACCAAGGGTCTTTGCGTACCGTTGGTATCCTTGCCTGCGTTCTGGGTAAAGTAATCCGTGATGACATTGCGTAAGTTATACGCTGTACCTTTAGGCGATACAGGTTGGTTAAGAACATCTAAACCACCAGCATTAGATTCTTTATTAGTTTCTTTCTTAGAATCTTTATTCGTAGGAGCCTCAGGGACTGAGGCATTCTGTTCTTCTAGAGTCTTCTCTGTAGTCTGTGTGTCTGCTTCGGTTGAATTACCTTGGCCTTCTTTTCTTGGGCTACTTAATTTAAACACCATTGAATCAACAGCTTTGTCAAAAGAGTCTAAAGTAATTGTTTCAGGTGCAGTTTCAGAAATAATACGTAATTTTTCTAGAGCTTCAACAACAGCAACAGCTACTACTGTTTGCCTCGACGCTTTTTTTATCGCCTCATCTATAAGGTCTTTTATATTAGAGTCAGAAACATTATTTTTAATAGCAATTAATGGATCAACTACTTGTTGAATTGGCGCAATTTCTTCTGCTGTTGCATCGTTAAATTCTCTTATTGTTATCTTTTTATTTTTAGCTTTACCAGTTTCACGCATGGCTTGATTACCAAGTTCCATGAGCTCCGTCAAAGCAGATCTTGTAGATACAGGCAATCCAAGTGCCTTACGAATAAACTCCACAAACTCTGCCCAAGCGTTAGCAAACTTTCCTCGGTTAATCCCTGATGGGGCAATTTCTTTTAATTTTGCACGAAACTTTGGATTAGCAAAACCTTCTGCTAAAAATTCAGCTGTGTCAGTTAGTCCATACTCTTGCAGCATTTCTGGATTTGTTTTAGCAACGTGCTCCATTAAGTCATACAACTGTTTTCTAAGCGCTGGATTTTTTACAAGTGCATATATGGTTGCAGCGTGTCCACCTTCATGTAAAACAATTTCAGCTGTATCAGGATCAGCAACACCCCCATTATTTAAGTAACTTTCAGTGATCTCTATAGTTTGATTTATAATGTCGTACAACCCACCTACCTCAGTTCGTTCAGACTGAGTTGATACTGGAACATCACCCGCTACTTTTAATATTTGTTTAGCAATTTTAGTAAGTTCGGGGTCTTTGTTTTCATTAATAATATGCTGCAATAAATCCTTTAATGGAACTGTATTTCCTAGAAGATCTTTTGCAATTGCATTAGATGCAGCAGACTCATCAGATTGACTAACAATATCATCAAACTTTTTATTAAAATAATCTAAACCTTGTTGGGCAGTTTTATCAGTCTTTGCTCTTAAGGTAAGTCCCGCTAAACTGGTTCTAATAAATGTATCGTTTTTTAATTGATCTGCTGTCATTCCTCTTCGATGACCTTTTCTTACCATTGCCAATATTTTGATAGCGTCGAACACCCCTTCATGGTCTTGATTGTCCAGATCCAGTAAATCCCCAATACGACTAGCTGGATTAAGGGGAATGTCTTTGGCGCTTGCAGGTAACGGACTTTGATTAGCTGACTGGTTTACAGTTTGGTTTACAGATGCATTTGCTGGATCGTTCTTTTGCCAAGCGTCTCGAATTGCATCTTTTTGAGCTGTCAAATCTTTAACATTCTTTTCATAAAACGCTTGAGACTCAGGGCCACTTTCCATAGCAATCCATTGAGCTTCAACAGGACTATGCTGTGCGTCAATTGCTTGCCATTCTTTCGTATCCATGTACCCACTTGGATCATAGCTAGACTTGCCATCTTGATTGTTTGTCGTACTTGCAACAGGTGCCACAGGAACCTCTGTAGAGGCTCTCTGAGCGTTGATCCCATCTTGACTACCTTGGGCACCTGCTTCTAGATCAAGCCTTGTACGCATGGCTGTGATCTGTTCTAGCTGCTTCTCCATCTTGGTAGCACGTAACCCCGCATCTTTAAGACCTCGGGTATCCAAGACAGGTTGATCAATCTTTTGCTGCAACTCACCCAAGGCTTGGTTAATCTGTTCCGTCTGTGCTGGAGTAGCAATCGACAACGATGCCTGTAACTTGGCTTGTTGATCGAGCAATGCTGCTTGGGCTTTAGGCTGGCTAGATTCAACTGAACCCTTGACGGATTCAATGTCAGCCTGCATCTGTGCTTGAAGATCCGTAACCTTGGCTAAGTTTTCCGCCTTTGTCTCGGGGGTTGTCGTAGCTTGTTGGCTATGGGTAAACCATACCCCTGCAGCTTTAACTGGATCGTAGGTCTTGCTTGTTGGATCTGTGTAGATCGAAGCATCGTTTTTCTCTGCGGCTTGGTAGAAGTCAATGGCTTCTTTTTGTTGTGCTGCTTTGGCTTGCTCTGCTACTGCTTTCTTATCTTGTACAGCTTGAGCTGCTTTCCCAAGTTGTGTGACAACTGAGGACGGGCCATTCATTCCTGCACCACCAGCTGCACCCATGACACTTGACAAGGCTTGCCCATATGGGTCATAAGCCTCACGGTTAGCTATGTTTTCTAAGGGTGATTGGAATGTCTCTGTTGTAAATTCCCCCGCCATAGCCTTTGCTGTATCGAGGGTTCCAGCCTTGACTCGGTTTACAAACCCAGCTTCAGCTGCAGTCTTAGCAGCTTGTTCAGCAGAGACTTTAGCTGCAACAGCAGCAGCATCTTTACCCAAGCCACTAATAGCTTGCCCAGCTTTCGTAATTCCCCCAACAGGGATTAAATCTCCAACAAATTCAGCTGCAGCTGCAGCTCCCGATGCAACAGCTTGTACATTTCTTTCCCCTTGTGGTGCAAACGGTATACCCGTTTCTTTTGTATATTTCTGCTCACCCTTGGCGTACATCTGGGCTCCATAACCTGCGTTCAATACGCCTAAAGCGGTCGCTCCAACTACAGGGATTAAACCAAGCGCCAATTGAGGCGAGTTATCTTGAACCGCAGCTTCGATAATATCGGGGTGATTAAATAGATCTCTAACCGTATTGGCAGCGTAATGTCCAGTAACTGAAGCGCCATCTGCTAACGCACTTTCTGCATTTATTAAAGCTTCTTTAAAATTACCCTCTGCAAAATTACTTGCAGCACTCTTTCTGTTGATACTAAAACTGTCTCTCATTTTTAAATTCTGAGGAACCCAGTCTTTCTGTGCCGCTGTTACTCGATCCTCCGCAGCATGATCTACCAGAGACCCAAGATCATGGGAAGTGGCAATGTCATCAATCTGTTTGCTTGTCGCTCTCGAATGATCCAGTAATTCAAGGATGGTTGCCTTACGTTCAGGAACAATCTGTGTGGCTCGCTCTTTAAGAGAACCTCCTGAAGTACCTAACTGGTAATTGGGATTGTCTCCGACCCCTGTGATGGCAGACAAGTTCACACTAGATGGGGCGTTCAATAGTGCGTCGTCCCCTGGATTTGCACGTTGACCATCGCCGTATTCAAACCCTGCAGCTCGACGGTTATATGCAGCTTTCTCTTGTTCAGTCGTTGCATTATCGGCAAGCACAAGACCCGGAGCCAGTAACCCAGCTTTAATATTTCCAATAGACCGAGCGATACCAGAATCAACTCGAGCTACTCCATTATTAAATTGAGCTGCCGTACTTTCGGGATCGTACTCAAATCCGGGGCTACCGTTAGCCACCCAGTTTTTATACGCAAGCGTATTTTTCTGTGGATCAGGATCAAGCGGTGCAGTTAGCGAGCCATTTAAATCTTTCTGAACTCCAGCTAATGATGCTTTAAATTGATCGGTCAGCGTGACCGTCTCAGGATTTTGAGCTAGTTTAATATTGCCAATATCAGTTGCTAATTGCTCAACCTTTTGTTTACTGGCTCGATATACTTCTGCCAATTTATCTTTAATATTGGTAGGGCTACTTCCGAATATAGAATTATCAGGAAACTCTGGAACAGTATTAACTGGTTCAACTGGTTTTGGGATATTCGCAGCAAGCTTAGAGGCTTCTAGCGAGGCATTATGTTGGTCTGCAAGATATTGGTCAATATCAAAGGTAGCCATTAATATCCCTATACAGAATAGTTTTTAATTATTACTATTTTATACTGTATAGGGATTATCTTTAAACTAACAATTATTAATACTTATAATGCCAGTTATTATTTATTAGGAGTCCCAGTAATAGCTCGGACATTACCCTCATTCTTTCTGTCATACCAAGTTTGCTGCTTAACTCGTTCAGGTGACATCATTATCTTTTTAAGGGCCGCTTCAGTATCTTTTTTATAAACCTGAATACCTTCATTGGCAAGCGGGTTAGTAAACAATTGCCATAATCCTTTATCGTGTGCGCCTCCGGTTGCAAGTGCATTTTGAACATCGTAAGAAGTGACAGTCATTGTTTTGCCACCAAAAGTGTACGTTGTACCAATTAAACCAGTTATAAATGATTGTGCAGCTTCGTAATTATGGCGACCCTTTCTCTCATCTGAAGTTTCATTCTGACCAATTCCTTCCATTGGTTTAGGTTTGGGCATGAATCCTGCAAGCACATCACCTGCTTGTTCCGTATTGGATTTAGTATTAATCGATGCTTTCCAAACAGGATTTTTTTGCTCTTCAACAGTATCCTGTGCTACTACCTTAGCAGCCGCGAGGGTGCGACGAGCAGCGTCTCCCGCAAAATGAGTCGTTGGATAGAGCCCTTCTGCATTGGCGGCGTGAAACTCTTCAATTTTTGCATCCGAAAAACCTTGAGCCCTTAAATCAGATTTAACTTTCAATACAGCTAAATTCATACTTTCAGGGGTACCTACACCACTCCGCAAATCAGTTGCTAATTGTGCATAGGCTTGATTCATAAAATTCAATCCAGCTCGATCCTGAACAACATCATTCTGTTTTACTTCTGTAGCTTGGTCTATACCGCCCGCTACCCTACGTTTAGTTGCTTTATCTTTTATACCTTGTGGCGTTAAATCGTAAGCATTATCTCGAACTACGCCAGCTGCTGTACCTTCTAGACCTGTTCTAGTAATTGCACGTAAGGGTGCATTCAATGCATATTCAGTTAACGTATTTTGCAACCCTTGCCGTGTTAATCCTGACGTTGCACTTGTATCGTCGGCTGCACGAATTCTTACTCTTTGATTATCAATAGCATCTATTCTTTCTCGGGCAAATGTATCAACAGGGTTTTCAATTTTACGGATACCCAGCATATCTGTGTATGCGTTATCTGCAGTGACATCACCACGGAGACTGGTTTGTGCATTCCTTACACCGTTCTTCAGTACGTCTTGATTCATCTGTAAGCCAAATTGCTTACCTAGATTAGCCAATACGCCACTATCCTGTGCGGCTTTCAAAGCCTCTGGGGTGGTGTACTTAGCAATCTCAGCTTCATACGCTGCGGTATTGTCAACCTTGCGATCCTTTTGGTACTGGTCATAAACACCTTTAATCTGATCCATGCCACCTGTAATACCTGTGGTAGCTGAATCCATTAACCGTCCTGCACCATAGGCGGCTGTTGCTGCCCCTGTACCCGTGTCTACGTTCTGCCATGTGATTGGGTTAGCCATGATTATTTAATCCCGTATTGAGCCATATAGCCCGCTGTATCTTGATAGCCGGGGCCTGCTGCGTTGCGTGCAATCTGTCGATCCGAGAGCGAGGCATTAGTCATGCTCTGCTGCGCTGCATAGTTCTTGGCGTATTGCTCTTTGGATTGAGCCAGGGCATCCTTGGCTAAGCCGTATTGCTGCATACCCATGTACATCTTTCCTGCTGCGCCAATACCACCTAGAATGTTCCCCATTTGGCCTGTTTGAGTGGCATCACCAAATAGCCAACCCATTCCTCCTCCACCTGCAGGAGCAGCTACCGAAGGAAGATAGTTTTCAACAGGGCCTGAACGGATACCGTTTCCATTTCCACCACTCGAGCCACCAAAGTCTAAATAGCTACTCATATCCGAGGATGTTCCCGAATCCAAAAAGGATCCAGTAGCAATGGGTTGGCTATAACTATCGGGTAGACGCAACCCTTGATTTCCATTTACACGCATATTCATAATAAAACTCCGTATCTCTCATCGAGAGTATTTAAACTGTCTGTTCAACATCCAAGCTGGCGTCTACACCGTATAGCGTTTGTGCAAACGTGGGTAGAGTCAAAGCCCGTTCCACATAATTATTAATCCCATTAATCGCTGCTACCCCAACATTGCCAGATTGTGCGGTACGTCGATAATAATCTTCTGGCTCTTCACCCATAATAGTTAATGGGGAAAGTAATGTTGATGTCGCTAATAACTGTTCTGCATTATTAAATAATTCATTATCTTTAAAGGCTCGAATATTTAATTCTTCAAACTCAGTATCTATATCTTTTATTTTATCCGAATAATACTCAGATACTCCATTTGCCATACTTAGAGCAATATTGCCAGGGGAAACTAAACTCGTCGCCACTGCTAATACTTGCTCTGCAAAAGGTAATGGGGCGCTACACATATTGGAGCCAAAGCCTGTATTACCAAAGCCACCATATAAGGCTACTGCTGCAGCCAAGACTGCTATGGCAATTGCAAACTCTGGGCCGACTGCTTCGATGGCTTTACGAATGGCAAATTGAATAACAATTGCCACCAGTAATTTAATCAGAATATTAATAACAACTTGAATGGCTGTGTAAGTTGCCATTAATCCAATCCATGCTTCCATTCCTTCTGCAATACCAAAATACATCATTACGGCAGCAATAATAAATAATACTAATGACACTGCATCCGAGCTATACCAAGGCAGGGATGTGTCTACTCGACTATTAAAAACATAATATAAAGATCGTGAAAATAATCTCTCTGCATGAGGGATTGAATAATCCGTCATAATGCTTCGATCAAGAGGCACCATGACAAGCGTATTCACACCAAAGCCAATGGTCGTATAACGCTCAAAGATGAAGTATTGGGTGGTTAGATTAATGACTTCAATCTCGTCATACATCGAGTCCGAGACTTGGTACTGGTAGTAGTGGCACGGGATAATGTATTCCCGTTGATACTTCTCACCACCCCCATCTATTGCGGGAAAGCTTCCCCGTCTCTCTGCGAACCTGCTGTTATAGGTTCCTCGTTTCCCAATCGAGCCACCCATACGTTTCTTAAATATCCCTGAATTACTCACGGATAGTTTGAAAATCTTATCTTGGATGACGATGGCAGAAGCCACTTCTCCTACGCCTCCTCGAGTCAGGCTTGAGAGAATGCTCTCTAACGTAAATGAACCCGTGGTGTTATCTTGGTTTAGCCGTAGACGTTCAAAGAAGGTATACAGATACTCTTGCTCGTCATGGTTCTCAGTATTGGCTGGAACCATGCTCATCATCATGGCTTGCTCGATGTCCCCAATACTTGGATTCTCCTCCACGGCCTTGCTAATCGCATCATAATTGAGCTGCAAATGCTTAAACATCGCCTTACTGGTTTTATATAATGGCGAGTTCTTATCGTTTGATATGTTGTATTTATTAAACCTAAAGTAACCAAAGGGATAGAACTCCCCTGCTACTGAAGGTGGGACATTGAAGATGGCATCCAACTGTGGATATCCACCCGTGCCAAGTTGATACATCCAATAATACCTACGCCCACTGATCTCGTACATGGCGTGAAAGTAATCCGCTGAGGAACTGAACCCCACAATAGGCATTGTGAGTTCTAACTCTTCTGTGACCAGTTCCTCGTCATAAAGCCCTGTGTACACATTGATCTCTGGGTCAGAGAGGATGGTGACATACTTCACCAACACCTGTTCAAAGGTAACTGTGGTGTCTCGCTTAACAGGCGTGTGATCAACCAATGCCCCAATCTCTGGCAAGTAAGGGACTTGGCTATTGCTCGGAATGAACCCTGCCTTGGGTGAAATTCCCCATTGCTCGATTGCCTTTGGATTCAGAATATCAAAAGTTGCTGCAGGAATAATGACCTGCATATCGGTGAGATAACACTTCTTACCTGTTCGAGCTGAGAGGGTCGTGAGCTCGTTCTTAGAGGAGTCATAGCCATAATCACGCACCAAAGCGATCCACGCCATGTGCAGCGTATTCATGGGCCCTAAATGGGTGTAATCGGGTTGAGTATCGGTGCCTGTCTGTGCATCCAAGATCGCCTTGACTTCAGGCACCCCTTGGGAGGCTAGATAGAATTCCCCTGAGGGCATTCCAAAGGCATACTCTTTCTCAGCGTACTCATACATTCGCTTAGCACGAATGCCCAAGGAATTGGTTAATTCATCTTGGATATAGTCGGTGACATTGCCACCTTGAAAGAGAGACTTAATCGCCCCATTCTTGCCTGAGTCAGGAAGGATCTTGTCCTCGATAACTCGAGACATGGTGGTTCCAACAGTGGTGTATTCCCGCCCCTGAAAGAACCCCATACATCCCCCTATTTAAAGAGGCTATGCCCCAACACCTGCAAGCATCTTGGAGACTGCCCGACCAATGGTGGCATCATTTAATTGATTGGTTCCATCCGCCAAGGTGCCTGTGTCCGTGGTACGACGAATCGACCAGGTATCAATCAGGAGCTTGGTTGCGGCCTGCTCAGAGTTCCGTGCAAAGCCTGCTGTCTGGGCTTTGTACAGAGCTTTCTGACAACCCACAACGCTGCTATCGTCTACCGACTGTGCGGTGGTTTGTGCGGCTTCCGTGATCTTCTTCTGGGTTAGCAACAAGGTCTCTGCTGCAACCCGAGCCACAGTACCCATATTCATATCAAACTGTGAAGCCAAGACACAACCCTGTTTAATCAGGTTGTCATGTTCGATCAACGCATTCGCTGTCTGTTGGTTTAACAACAAAGTTTGTTGTGTAACCTGAGCACCTTGAATTAACAAGTTATCGTTCTGTCGGGTCACCCCAATAGTTTGTGCATTGATCTGTGCAATTTGAGCTGTTACTTCTGTACGTTGAAGAGCTGCCGTTAGCATGGCATCTTGGATCTGAAGTTTC